AGTAGAAGAGATTGCCCAGCATTATGTCGCAATGGGTCACTCTGTTGATCTATTAAACGCTGGACAGCCAGCCGACATGGAAGATGCTGATTGGGCTGACACTGTGTCTCGCAACGTAGAGCATCTGACACTCATGGTGGCGAAAGACTTCTGGACTACAGAAGACATGACTGCCGCCAATGCTGCAATCGCAGCCAACTCTTAACTTAAAGGAGACTCGTAATGGGAAAAGATAAAAAGACCCCGATTACCGTCAACGACATCGAATACTTTGTTGAAGATATGACTGACAAGCAGAGGGCATTCTTAAATCATGTGAATGATCTAGGTCGGAAACTTGATAATGCTCAGTTTAATTTAGACCAGCTTGCAGTAGGCCGTGAAAAGTTTATTGAACTACTGGCTGATGCTCTGGAAAACCCAGAAGAACAAACGGAAGACTAAAATGAAGCAAGAGAGTTGGCACCTATCTAAGTCAGTACCTATTACCTTTATTGTAGGTATTGCCTTACAAACAATGGCATTGGTATGGTATGTGTCAACTCTCGACGCTTCCGTTAAGAGTAACACACGTGATCTGCTACGGCAAGAGACACGTATCAATACACTAGAAAAGACTGTGCAGTCACAGGCTGTATCACTTGGTCGTATTGATGAGAATATAAAAGCTATTCGTAATCTTGTAGAGGACATGGCAGAAAGAGCCAACAGGGAGAACGGCAGGTAATGGAAAACCTAAAGCTACCTATAGTTCTTGTCATGGCAATGGCGGCACAACTTGCAGGTGGTGTCTGGTGGGTATCTCAACAGGCAGCTACCATTGCTAGTCTTGAAGAGACAGTAAGCCAGCTTGGTTCTCGTATGGCTATTGAGGATAATGTAAATCTTAAACGTGACGTACTGGACAATGCTATGGAATTGCAGTACTCTTGGGCAGAGATAGAAGAACTATGGGATGAGTTGGATAATCTAACAAGAACCATTGGTCAGATAACTGCACTACAACAACGTGTAGCTCTCATAGAGAGTGACCTTAAGTATATAAACCGTGACCACAACTCTATTATAGGTCCAATGGAGAAATAAATTTGTTGTGTGTGTTGGCCTTTGTCTCGTTCAATCACGCATGGACTGCGAGTGGTAACAGATTGTTTCAGTATTGTTACTATGACTGTGGGCTGCCTAAGAATGGTGGATGGTACGACAGAGTTTACAGGGTTAGTTATAACTATGTATGCCCGTTAGAGGTTAAGTTTAAATGATTGATCCTTTCACAGCTATGGCAGCGGCTACTACAGCTTACAATGGTATCAAGAAAGCTGTATCTGTAGGCAGAGAAATCAGTGGTATGGCAGGTGCAGTATCCCAATGGTCTAAAGCTGTAAGTGACCTAGACTTCTTGGAGGAAAAAGCTAAGAACCCTCCAATGTACAAGATGTTTAATGACAACCAAGCTACTGCATTAGACATATGGTCACAGAAACAGAAGCTCAAAGAGATGAGAGAAGAACTTAGAGCGCATATATCTTGGACGTATGGCCCTAGTGCATGGGACGAGATAGTACGAATAGAAGCACAGCAACGTAAAGAACAGCGTGAGCTAGTCTATAAGAAGCAAGAGTTTATAGACAACTGCATTAACTGGGCTGTAGGTATCGCAGTGGCACTGGCGGGTGTTGGCGCTTTAGTAGTGCTAATGTACTTCATAGGTGTGAAACAAGGCAAGTGGTAAATTAGGAAGTAGACAATGCTTGATACGTTCAATAACAAACAAAAATATACGATCCTCTCTAAGACAGGCTACACTGGGTCTGACCAAGAGGATGAGATGGAAGCATTCATGCAGTCTAAGCCTGAGGCTAGATCACTTGTGCAGAGGTTGGAGCGTAAAGCTAAGGCAATGCAAGGTTCTCCTACTACCCCTCCTGAGAATAAGAGACTTGGTATGGCTACAGGTGGTATGACAGCCTCTACAGGTATTACCCCTGCTACGACTGTTGCTGCACCTAACTACACCTACGTCACACCTCAAGCTGACCAAGAGATATCAGAGCTTCCAGATACCCAAGCAACTACAGCTGGTGTTGATACGGTCGGGACTGCTGCTCAAGCTACCGCTCCTACAACACCTACTGTTGCTACTGTTCAGCCCACTACTGCCGCTGCTGACGTTAAGAAAGTAACTGATGTAACTCAAGCACAGCAAGGACAAGTGAGTGACCAAGCCCAGGTAGAAGCGGCCCAACAGAATGAGTCAGCTGTATCAGGTCTACAGGCTGCTCAAGGCGCTGCTACCATGATGACCAACCCTGTGCAGAGAGAGATTCAGGCTGGTGAGTTGGTCACTGGTGCTGCTGACGCACAGAAGGCTGCTGCATTTACTGAACAGGTCCAGGCTGCTTCAGCGACACCCTCTGATAAGGCTACAGTTCAAGGTCAACTAGAAGACCTGATGCAAGACTTTGAGGGTGGTAAGACACCTTCTTGGGCTGCTGGTGCTATGAGAGCCGCTACTGCTCAGATGTCTGCACGTGGTCTTGGTGCTTCCTCTATGGCTGGTCAGGCTATTGTACAAGCGGCTATGGAGGCTTCACTTCCTATCGCTATGGCTGATGCACAAACTACAGCACAATTTGAAGCTCAGAACTTGTCAAACAAACAGCAACGTGCTATGCTTGCAGCACAACAACGTGCTGAGTTTATGGGCATGGAGTTCACTCAAGACTTCCAAGCTAGAGTAGCCAACGCATCTAAGGTCTCTGACATAGCAAACATGAACTTTACTGCTGAACAGCAGGTAGCTCTAGAGAATGCTCGTGCGGCCAATACCATGAATATGGCTAACCTATCTAATAGTCAGGCTATGGTTATGGCGGAGGCTGCTGCTTTATCTAACATGGACATGGCCAATCTAAGTAATAGACAACAAGCGGCTGTACAGAATGCTCAGTCCTTTTTAGCTATGGATATGACTAACTTGAACAACAAACAGCAGACTGAGATGTTCAGAGCACAACAGAATATACAAGCTCTCTTTACCGATCAAGCTGCTGAGAATGCTGCCTCACAGTTTAATGCTGCATCTGAGAACCAAACGAACCAGTTCTTCGCTGACCTTCAGACTAACGTTTCTAAGTTCAATGCAGACCAACGGAATGCTGTAGCACAGTTTGATACTAACGCTGTGAATGCCACAAGACAGTTTAACGTAGCACAGGATAACGCATTTAAACAGTTCATGTTATCTAATAACTTGGTTGTAGCTCAGGCCAACGCTAAGTGGAGGCAGACAGCTGCACTAACAAACCAACAGTCTGCTAATGAGAGAGCCTTATACGTAGCTAAGGAACAGAACGCTTTAACTCAAGCTGAGCTAGACGAGATCTGGCAGCGTGAACGAGATGAGATGGACTACGTATTTAATGCTTACCAGAATGATCAGGATAGGGCTAACGCTATTGTCCTTCAGAAACTAGCTGGTGAGGCTACACTTGATGCAGCTACACTACAGGCTGAAATAGGGTCAAACCAGCAGATCGGTAAGGCTCTATTTGACTGGCTCTTCTAAAGGAAAACTATAATGGCTTTTAAGACTGATTACCTAACAAAGTATGACCAGCTAAATAGGTTTGTGAAACAGCAAAGAGATGGCGCTACCCAAGGGGCTGGTGTTGGCTCTAGGCAGAGAACTCAGAAGATGCTTGCTTTAGGTGAGGCTCAGGCAGAGCAGACCGCTAGTGCTATGCGAACTAGTGCTCAAGGTGTGAGAAGGATCTTTAACCAGTCGGATGTTGCTTCATCAAGGGGTAGTGAACTAAGCCCTGACCTACAGACAGCTGCTATGATGCAAGCTATCCAAGAGGACTTTGAGGAGAATAAGCCTGAGGACGACTATGACCCTATTAAGTTATCAGAAGACTTGTACGGTAAGAAGGGTGTGCAGTCTGGTAATGTCGCAACTCAATCGTACTTCAATGAACCCATTGTAGAAGGTGACTTAAGGGGTAACTCTCGTGCTGCTGGGGATGTAACTCCTGAAACACAACAAGAAATCGTAAATAAGATTGTAGATGTTGGCAGTAAACTGGGTATGACAGACTACGAGATTGCCTATACCTTAGCTACTGTACGTTACGAGTCTGGTTTCAACCCAGATGCATCTGCTAAATCGACAAGTGCTAGAGGGTTAGGACAGTTTGTAAATGAGACGGGTAAAGCTTACGGCCTTAATGTAGAAAATCAGTGGGACGTTGACATGCAGGTTCAGGCTGTTCTTGAACACACGGCTGATAACTTTAGAATGGCTGCTAAGAAAGGCTACAGTGACGACTACGTATATGCCTTACACCATGATGGTCCATCTTTAAGTAGCGGTGGACTTGGGTTAGCTAAGAAGCATGTCATGCCGTATGTACCCAAGTACTTAAAACTTATTGAAAGCTTTAGAGGTGAAGAATAATGGACGGACCTATCCCAGGGCAATCCCTAACTAAGACCCCACGGAATGCTCTGTATGAAAGAGCACCAGAAATTGTAGACCCCAACGATGCTATCATATGGCACATGACAAAGCTGTCTGACCCCAGTCGGTTGGACAACTTGCTGTTTACTCTTGAGTATGGCTTACCAGTTAAACATGCTACACAGGCTGCACTTACAACGGCTGTTGCAAAGGGTATCCATAACATTGATATCAGCCTTATCATTGCACCTGTTATTCATAAGTTCATTGCCTCTACTGCTGAAGAAGCTGGCATCGAGTACCTTGATGACTTCAAGAATACTAAGATGAAAGAAGAGGATGAACGGAATAAGGTTCAAGCACTCTTAGATAAGGCTCTCGCTGAAACACCAGTGGAAGAAAGAGATGAAGGCTACGAGATGCTTGGGGAGTTTGCTGAAGCAACACCTGAGATGGACGTTACCCAAGAGACTGAGGGTGAAGTATCCCCTGAGGTAGAGGGCGTAGCAGCTGAAGTAGAAGCTAAACCACAGCCCCGTGGCTTAATGGCGAGAGGATAAAGACATGGCGTTTATGCCCTTAGTGATTGCTGGTGGTATGGCTCAAGCCTACAACGAAGAAGTGGCAGCAAAGAAAGAACAGGTCCGGCAGCTGAATAACGTTAAGCGTGAGTACTTGTTCAAGACTGGTATGTCTAAGTTAGAAGCTAGACGTGCAGCTGTTAAAGAGTCCAGAGCTAGGATATCTCAAGCTACTACTCTAGGTTTTGATAAGAAGGCTGCTGCTGTACTCGAGGCTTCCGGTGAGTTGACTACTATCATTTCTCGTTTAGAGAAGCTGAGAGATGATCCAGAAAAAGATGTTAGTAAAGCAGGTATCAAGAAGATGTCGAGTGCTATCTTGGACAACGTACCTGAAGATAGAGTAGCTGCCGCTATGAAATACGCATTTGACTCTGGGGCCGTAGAGGGTTTCAATGCAGAGAAACTTATTGATGTTGTCTTCTCTACTACTAACGTTGAAGAGTCCCTACAAGAAGGCTTCAATATGGTGGCAGACATCCCCTCTGGTCGTGGTCCTGGCGTAGCACCAACTGGTGTTAGTCTCGTAGGTCTCACAGATCTTTCTCCTGAGAAAACTCAGAAGGTTAGAAATCTTATAGAAGACAGACTGAAGGACTCCCTGGGTAGAACACTAGACCCTAACACGGGTTCGTACCAGTGGGAGAACCCATCAGCTGCCAACGCTATCATTGAGAAGTCATTGAACTACTACTTGGAACAAAGGGCTGACCCATTTAGAGAGGCAGACTTAGCGGATATAACCACTGAGATTAGTGATACCGTGCAAGACCTCCTAGGTACTGGTGCTCAACTAGACGATATCGCCTCTGGTTTTGAGTTTGGTAAGCCATTCACACCAAAAGGAATTACAGTTCCTACGGAAGGTCCAGGCTCCCTCTTACCCCCTGGTGCTCAAGTAGATGATAACGGTGATATCTTTAGCAAGAATAATCTGGCTACTCAATAAAGTAAGGTAATCAAGTATGGCTAACTATCTACAAAGAGAAGACGAGTATGACTTCTCACAACTTGTCGAGGACGATGAGTTTAAAGCTGACTTGGTAAAGTTCTTTACTGGTGGGCGCTATAACTACTCTGAAGAAGAAATGCGAGAGAAGGGTTTTGAGGGTCTAGCAGAAGACTTCGTTACACACATGCGTTACCAGTCGTGGAATGAAGTAGAGGCTATACGTGACTTGAGCTACGTTAAAGGTAAGGACTATGACCCAAGGGGTAAGGATGCATTTGGACGCTTAATACAGGCTTGGGATAATTCTGACAGTGCTGGTCAAGGATTTGGAGATAGTGTTGGTGACTTTGCGGGTGCTGTTCTGTCGGCTCCATCAACTTACATTGGCTTGGGGAGTTTTGGTCTTGGTAAGCTAGGCGCTAAGGCTGCTACTAAGGCTACTCAAGTTGCTGTCAGATACGGTCTGAAGGAACACCTAAAGAAGAATGTTGTTAAACAGGGTGTCCAGAGGTCAGTGTACCAACAAGCCAAGAAGGACGCAGTTACAGGTGCTATCTCTGGTGCTGTTGTTGGCGGTGTTCAGGCTGGTGCGCAAGGTGAAACACGTGAAGAGGTTATTGAGGGTTACGAGTACGACACAAAGGATCTTTTGTTTGATGCTACTGTCGGCGGTGTTACTGAGGCTGGACTTGGCGCTGGTCTTGGATACGTTTCAGGTGTTGTCGGACGAGGTAAGTCTAAGAAGGTAGATAAGATCCTACTGGAACGTAGGGATGCCCTTCGAGCAGAGAGACAAGCGGCGACAGCAGAGGCTCTAAAGGTTATTAAGAGTGCTAACCCTGAGCAAGCCAAAGGCGCTAGAAAGATTGTAGCTGACTTGGAGGAAGTCCTTTCAGCTAGAGCAGGTGTTAAGGGCGCAGGTTTGAAAGATCCACTAGACCCTGCAAGAGTCGCTAAGGGTAGGTCTATCATGAACTCCTTGGTAGATCCTAAGGCTGATCCCACCTTTGAGTCTGGTCTTTCAGCAGATACAATGCGCAAGATTGCAGCTGCAAGCATTGATCTCATGAACAACTCTAAGCTTGACACCAAGGGCGGAGAAAGAATAACCCAGTCTATTGCTGATGCAATTAGGAATGATGAGACAGGTGAAGTCTTTAAGTTCTTGGAGAACACACGTAGTAAATACGGTCTGACTAAGGATGAGTTCTCTCTTATTTACCTATCTGAGGTTTCTAGGGCAGGTAAGATACTAGGCTTTGCAAGTGCTGTTAAAAGGGGTGCTAACCTGGCTGGTGTGGACGAACTGTTCAGCAAGGGTGCATCCTCTATGTCTTCTGATGAGATGGCAATGATAGGTAAAGAAGCTATTAGACAAGGAGCAAGTAAGAAGAGTAAGACCCTTGGGTTTTTTCAAGACCTAGACGCTATGCGTATTGCCTTTATGACATCACAGCCCGTCACAACAATGCGTAACCTTAGAAACTCTGGAATCCTTATCGCTACAGACTTAGTCGATCAAACTAACCAAGCCTTATACAAAGGTCTGACTGGTGACACGAAGGCTATCAAGGACTTCTTACCTAATGCTACTGCTCTCCTTAGAGGATACTCGACTAACAACGCAGAAGCAAAAGTGATAAGAGAGATTCTTCTAGAAGAAGGTGGTGAGCAGTACAAGCGTTTGTTCAACGATGCAATGCGTATTGATGTAGGTCTAGAAGGTCAGAGTGTTATGGCTAAGGCTGGGCGCTTTGTGAATACCTTCAACACTGTGACTGACAGTGTACTCAAGGAAGGTATGTTCTATGGTGCACTTGATAGGCAGTTTAGGCAGAAGTACGACTCGTCCCTCAAGGACTGGCTGCAAGCTAACAAGAGCCTTAACGATTTACCTGAAGGTATCAATGTAGACGAGGCAATAGAAACAGCCAACCGATTTACTATGCAGAGAACATTTAGAGATGATGACTCTGTAATAGGTAAAGCCACAAAGGGATTAGTAGATCTTAACAGACGTATGCCATTCCTTATCTCTGAGGGTCTTGGTGTTCCATTCCCTAGGTATGTGGGTAACCACCTTCAGATGGTGTCTGAGTATACCCCTATTCTGGGGGAGATCATGCAGCAAACAGGTATATCCGCTAAGACAGAGGATGCATCTCTTCGGTACGCAAGGCAGATGACTGGCGCTATGATGCTCTTTGGTGGTTATCAGATTGCTGAAATGCGTGGTGGTGAGGCTGACTACGGAACCCTAAAGAATACTATCATGAACTCTGAGGGTATGACAGAAGACATGAAGGCTTACGCTGGTGCTGCCCTTGCCCATATGTACGTAGGTGACATTGTTTGGCGTAGGGCTAACGGTCTTCCTGCAGAGATAAATAAAGAAGACTTGGCTGACATCTTGGGTGGTATCCCAGACTTTAGTTTTGACTTGGCAATAGGCAAAGAGCTACTGTCATTTGCAAAAGACGGAGACTCTGAGGGTCTTGAGAAGGAAATAGGTAACATCCTTTCGACATTCACATACCCCTTAGTTATAGCAAGGGACGTATACGGTCAGCTTGATCCAGACGCAGCAGGTACACCCTTACGTTAGAGATCTAGCCATTACATCTGATGTTAACACTAGAGGCGCTGGCATGGGGTCAGGTATTCTCGTTGGACAAGCCACCCGTATGCTTATGGACTCTGATATGGTCCAGTACACGCAGTCATTCAACGGCGAGAATGATATCCAGTACTACAGGTTCTCTAACCCAGTGGCTATTGCTACAGTCAACCCAGCCCTTAAGCAAATCTTTGGGTCTTCTGATGAACCAGCTATGACTGGACTAGAAGAAGAAATGTCTAAGATGAACATAAAGGATTGGCAGATTTACAACAACAAGACTGTGCCAAATGCGAGTGTTGATCTTCTTCTTCGCCGTAGACTGGCGAGGGGTAATCCTGACACTGGTGCCCCTAGCTTAGCCAAAGAGTTTGCACAGTGGAGGGAAGGCGCAGCTGCGAGTCAACGCTTCGGGGATATGTCTTACAACGAGATCATGGCTTCAGGCGATATACCAAGCTCTGAGAAGAAGGAGATTCTTGAAGGTTGGATTAAGAAGAGGATTACAGAAGAGCGGCAGAGTATGGAGGGTATGTTCAACTCTTATGTTGCATCTAAACCCCTTCAGGCCAGAGGTTTCATCCGTAACAACTACGACATAATACGGAAGAGAGAAGGTTCTGACGTGTTTGATCTGGCCGCTAAGAGGTTGGGTTTTGCGTCAGCTGACGAGATGATAATTTCTTCTGATAACGTTACACAGGAGATTGACAGAAGGTTAAGGCTTCTAACTGTAGTTCCCTCCTTAGCTAAAAATAAACCCTACTAAAAGAAAGAACCCCCAGTTATTAGCTGGGGGTTTAGTTTAAAGTATCACTTCTTATTGTTGGCCTCAAGCATCCTGTCTCGATACTTGAAGGCTTCGTCTACAATCTCGTCAGACCGTAGGAACTTACCAGATGCAATCAAACCTGACAGAGCGCATCCAGCATAGAAATCCCCTACCTGGAGAGAACCAGGGGGGACACTATCTTTCTCTTTCTTTAGGAACTCTTGGGCTTCTTGCTCAAGGGTTTTCTTTTTTGGTGGCCTACCTCTTGGCTTTTTAGGACTGCCTGTTGTCATGTACCTACCCTATATACTTTCTTTCATGAAGACCTTGACCCATTGAGCGCAGATGTCAGACCGTATGATGTCTTCAATCCCGAACTCAATTACTGGCACGTCTAACATGTGCTTCTTGGCAAGGTGGATAACCTTAGATAAACCGTCAGCTTCCTTAAGGTCTGACTGTTGGACATCACCGTTGAGCACAATAGTACTACCTTCACCAACTCTAGTCAATAGCATCTTTAATTCATGGGTTGTTATGTTCTGTGCTTCATCTACAATAATAAAAGAATTATCAAAACTACGCCCACGCATGAGGGCAAGAGGTGCCATTTCGATGTTGCCATTTTTAATCCCCGTTTCTACTGCACCTTTTCCTAGGTGTTTTACTAACACATCCAAGACAGGCAATGCCCACGGATATGTCTTCTCTTCTAGTGTACCTGGTAGGTAACCGATATCCTTACCTACAGTTACGTGTGGTCTAGTAATTACAATCTTGTCTATCTCTTTTAGAGTGTAGAGATCAGATGCACAAGTAGCAGTAATATAAGTCTTACCTGTACCTGCTGGCCCAAGGATAAATACTTGGCTATGACTTCCGAGAGCCTCTATAAGAAGCTTCTGGCTGTTAGTCTTTGGAACTAGCCCAGACGTAGGCTTAGCTGATGCATTTTTGTAGTTGGTCTTTCGTCTTGATCTAGTGGGCTTCTCTGGGAAGTCATCCATTAGCGTTGTTCCTTTTCCAAGAATTCTTTTAGCTCTGTATACCCGCCGATGTAGTCACCTGTCGGGCTGAATACCTGAGGAACTGTTGTTAAGGAGGTCTTCTTCAATAAGGTTAGCACCCACCTAGAGCTAGGGGAGTGGACGTTGTACTCTGTGTAGGAAAAACCTATACCTTTCAGTAGAGCTTTAGCGTCATCACAAAAGTTACATTGGTCACGGGTAATGATAGTATACATAATATCTCCTGAGTAAGCAGTTTATACACATGCTTAGGTGCTGGGTTTACACTAGGTCTACGATCTCACAGCTATCACCAGAGCAAGCCATAGTCTGCATTGATACTGTGTTGTCTTCACTCTCATACTCGTTAAGAAGCTCCCAGTCAATCTTGTCTGGCATCTTAGAGAGCATCTCTTCGTACTCTTCCTTGGTGCAATCCTGATAAGGTGCTTGCTGGTAGGTATGATCTGAGTGTGGCAAGAATGATACACCTGACATCTCGTCAAAGTGCTCATACACAAATGCACCCACGGACATCCATTCGGTGTCACGAACTGAGATAGTCACAGATGGTTTGTGTTCGCACCAGTGTCGCTGATAGGTAAGCCACAACTCAAGTTGCTCTACAGCTGTCATGTCGTTACGTGTGACTGCCTGACTAGGTGACTTAACAGGAAAGCTAAACACTACAGTAGAGTCAGGCTTCATAACGCAAGGCTCATTAGGGATACCTTGGTCAATCATAAACTGTGTCAGGGGATCTTTGTTATCACCACGGACAGTACGAATATAATGGGGGCTGTGCCTAGCGTGAATACCACTAGCGGAATCAACCAACTGTGATACCGTACCGGAAGGTTTAACACAGCTGATAGCAGCACTAGCAGGGATGCCAAGCAACTCAGCCCACTCAGCATTAGTATTAACAGCGATATCACGAAGATGCTCAAGGGTCTTCTCCAATCCTTTGTTCTTGTTCGTCATGAGGGGGTTATCCATAATGCCTGTCATAGACACACCAAGCAACCGTTCCTCTGCTGTATTGTTCTGCCAGACCTTACGTAGGTAAGGGAACTTAATCATGGTAGACTGGATAGTACCTAAGATAGTAGCCAACTTAACCTTACGTTCCAAGTCCTGCAAGGTATCGGTAGCACGTACTACGCACTCCGTTAAGTTACAAAACTGATATGGACGTAAAATGATTTCAGAACAAGGGTTTGTACCAAACTCATAGTTAGGATCACGCCGCCCAAACTTAGCTGCTTGCTTCTTGGATGCTTCACGATTGAAGATACCACGCTCACCTGACTTAGACTCAACCAGTGCAAGCCACTCACGCATGAATGTTTCCATGTCTGGCTTCTCAGTGTACGATACAGAGTTGTTAGCCAAGGCACGATGACCAGCAGTTTCCCACCACTGTCCTGACTTAGCGTGACGCATACGGTCATCACTCAGGTTAGACAGACTGATCATAGCTGAACGTCTCACACCACCTACAACAACGATCTGACCAATGAAGCACATCAAGTCATGACATTCCATAGAGGATAGCTTACGTCCTTGTGCAGCCTTGAATGTAGACACTGCGAAATTAAATAACTCTACGAGTGGCGCTGGGCCTGATGCTCTACCGCCAAACGTTTTAAGCCTTGCACCTGCGGGGCGTACCTGTGACACATCCCACTTAGGAACCTCACCAGCCCAGAGGAGTGCAAGAACTTGACGGAACCCCTTAGCCCAGCCTTCCTTACTGTCCTTAACGACAACGATAGACTCACTCTCGAACAGCTCAGGCACCTCTGGGAGCTTACTGATGAACTGGCGCTCGACACTGAACCCGACACCAGTACCACAGAGGAGGATGTACATAGCCTCATCGAAGGACTTAGGGTCATCTACGGGTAAGTAGCTACAGTTGTATCCTGCAGTGTTGTCACGGTCTAGGGCTGGACCTGCTGTCATCATAGCTCTCATGGATGGCATGATCTCTTGCCCAATAATAGCTTGTTCAATGTCTTTTGTTAGGCTGTTCTTTACACCACCCATTGCCTTGTCTACTACATTTTCCATGTAGCGTCCCACTGTCTCACTCCATGACTCACGGCCCTTTCCGTCAAAGTATTTAGCGTACCTAGACTTGTGGATGAACGATTGGTAATCTGTTGGTAGTTGGTTGCTCATTGTGTTTCCTTTATTATAATAAGTATGAGAGGTCAGGTGCTCTGTAGTATGGTCCCTTTAGAACCTTGCCGTCTTCTCTAAAGATAGGTTTTCCATCTTCGTCTAGCTTGGACATGTTGCTGTCATGTACCATTAGAAATGCATCGTAGACTGTGTTGTGTCCGTAGAAACCTTCTGCGTTACCTAGCTCCTTATCAACCACCTCAAGAAGAGTGTCTATACTTTCTAACTCTTCGTCATCAATTAGAAGGTCTAGGTAGTTAGGGGATACCAGACGGAAACCCTCAAGCACATAGAGAAGGTCAGCCACTTCCTTGAGGTGCTCGACTGTTCCCACCTTCTCATCCTGAAGCTCTTTGAGTTCCTCTCTGATAAGGGTGACCCACAGCCTAGGGTCTAGGGAAGCCTTAAATGTTAGTATAAACTCTTCGAGGCACTCATCAGGTGTGGCTGGCATGAATGCTTCAATGTCGTCATTAGTTATCATCTTTGTTACCTTCTAAGGATTCCTTCAACTCTGCAACCTTTACTGCACGAACAGACTCTACGCACTGAAGCATGTGGTTTAGCAACGTTGAAGAATTAGAGTTTAAATTAAGAACAGACAAGATATCTTTCTGCTCATCAGTCATGTCTTCGATTTCGTATTCTTTATCATCGAGTGTTAGTTTAGTCATTCTGTGTTACCTCACATTGTTCTAGTATTACATCGTCTATGTCGTATATGGCTATAGCAAGTATCTCTTCGAGAACTCTTTCCATTTCAACTCGATCAACCTCAAGGAAGTTAGCGTCTGGGTCAACCGTAAAAACTAATCTACCTTCAAACTGCATAGTCAGAACCCCTAGTTATATTATTCTTACCTCTTAGGTCAACCATATTCTTTTCTTAACCTGTCTAAAGATACAAACTCTGGCTCGTATACACCATCTCGTATCTCTCTTTTAATTACGCAGCCCTTCCACCATTCTAGGTTAGCTTGTCCCGCCCAACCTTCTGCTCCTCCTTTGAAACAACCCGCAACCAAGCCGATAATTGGATTAGGGTGTGCAGAATCTTTAAAGTAGACAGAACGCTTATGACTATGGCCACAGGTAGAAGAATGGTTCCTACTTTGTAAGAGGCTGTAACCATGGTGAAGACCAGACATAGCTGTGCCGTAGTTACCGCTAGAAAAGAAATGAGCGTATGATACACCATCGTAGTCAGCGATAGAAGGTGCTGAGTTTTGGTACTCGTGGTACTCATCGAACCAGTGGTCCGTTTGAAGATGCCCGAAGGATATCCCGTACTTGTCTCCCTTAAGTCTTGGGTCATGTGCTAAAGCCTTTTTAATTCTGTTCTCGTGGTTACCTTCAAAGCCAATCCAGTACGGCTTCTTGTACTTTCTTATACTTGGCTTCTTGCGTAGTCTTTCCATTGCATCGTTGTAGTGCTCGATGTCTTCACCGTAGTTCTGGGATACGATAGCCTCAGGATACCTAGTGTCAAAGCTATTAAGAGACTTCATGTCTGCTCCGTCACCCAGGTCCACAACGTAGGTGGGGTTAATATCATAGATCAGTTCACCAAGTAGATCGAACCTGTCGTTAGGGATACTGGGGTCTACGTGTGCGCAACTGAATACGACTGCTGTTTTACTGGACATACTCTATAACCTTCCGGGTTTGCTTGTCACTGTGGTCTTGCTCGGTATTACCTAGATCGTCTATTAGGAATGGCCCTGTCTTATGTAAACGAGACACATCGTCCATAGCATCTTTGAGAGATTGGTAGTAGTACTCCTCTTCAAAGGGTTCATTGGTAGAGCAGTGTCTCGCTAAACACAGGTTCCATACCCGTCCTTCATCATCCTCGAAGGGTCCATGTATAACCTGCAGCACTTCTACCTTAGGTTCAAAAGGTTCACTCATCTTTAACTTCCTCCAACCAGTCCTCTGGTATTACCTTGTCGGCGTACTTGAATCCGTTACTCTTACACCAGTCACCATACGAACTCTTAGCACCCTTGTAAAGCTTCTGTCTACTGTTGCTGAACACAAACCTAATGTCTAGATCTGGGAACTGCTTCTTGATCTCTTTATGTTTACGTCTATCTACAGAAACGAAACGTCCTTTAGTCTCAACTATGATACCGTTAGCTAGAACAAAGTCAGGGGTGTAAGTTCTGTACTTCATATCTAACCACTTGATCTTCTCCTTCTCGTAGGTAAAAGAGATCTTCTTCTTAGTTAGGTAAGCGGCTGTATCTTCCTCTAGACCTGATCGGTATCCTGCTTGGATACCCCTTAGTTTATTCTTGTTGTAAGCCAAGGTTATACTCCAAGTCTTCGGCAACCATTGGCTTCTTAACCACTTCAGTTAAAAAGAGAGGCTTGTCGCTGTAGATAAATTTCCTAAGGTTAGGGTAGCACTCCTTCTTGAAGTCACAGTAAGAGCAAGCCATAGGAAGTTTCTTATTTCCCTTGGGGTTCTTAGGGGACTGAGGTACAGGTTCAAATGCACGATCAGGTGGCTCGGGTAGTGAAACCATTTCCTTTAGGTGAGCTACCTCTTTCTCCTTATCTTGCATCTCCTCTGTGAAGTCATAAACATCCAAGCAGACGTTACCGTTTACCTTGTCTATAACCAAGAAGGCACCTTGTGTTTTGTTTGTTACCTTGGGGTCATCCTTGGCTGCGTAAACATAGGAAGATAGCTGGGAGATATAACCAAAGGGATCGTCTTCTCTGAGGTTACCTTCCTTGAACTTCTTAAACGCAAAAGGGGAAGCAGACTTAACATCAACAGTCATGCCATCTATAACAGCATCTCTGTGTCCTTTGATACCGTGAACATCCATGCGGTCCTGCATACCAGTTACACTGTGACCAGAGACCGCTGCAATAGTAAGCACTAGCTCTTCGATGATGTCACCGTAGAAGAACTTGAGAAGTGTAGACGCACTCAAAGGTTCCGCTTGGGTTGTCTTGTTGATCTTGTACCACAGTTTTCTTTCGCACTGAGTACCCAGCGCAGACAGTGACAGATACCCCCGTGGCTCTTGTGGTTTAGCAAAGCGTTGCTCTGCCATCGTAGAGATGTTGTTAGCCATGAAGTCACCAAGAGTTTTATCCCAACCGTTGTGGCCGAAGATAGTCTGCTCGATGTCTTGGACTAGGGTATCTATAGTCTTCATTGTTTCCTCCTGAGGTTGGTTGCCCCCACCCAACTAAGGGAAGGGGCTTTCTTGAACACACATACACAACAGAAAGTGAGTCAAGCCTAGAAAGGGATGGCGTCATCCTCTACAACAACCTTCTTGGCTGCTGTCTTCACAGGCTTGGCCTCGGTCTTGGCTCCTTGGGAGGAGTAACTGGACAAGTCTTTAAACCCGCTGGTTGAGCTGCCGCCTTCGGACTCAAACTCAACGTGATCTACAACTTGTACAGCCTCTAGGCGTGAGCCAATACGCCCAGAACTGCCAGCGGGATAAACCGCTACACGGACAAGACCTGTGGAACCATTACCGATATAGCCATCCATATCAAAGTCCCAAGGTTGTCCTTTAATGTTAGCAACAGACGGCGCACCGCCCTGCCAATCGAACTTACCTTTATGTGGACGAGCGAAGGTAACCTTAGTACCACCTTCAACTTGGTGGGTAGCCTTAGCACAGCCTGAAGCCTTAAGCTTTTCGGCGTTGTCATCGTCCATGATAACAGTGATCTTATACTCACCGTCCTTCTCTTCATTCCACGCCGCACGATCTCGGTTGTGTTCAAATACTTTTGCCCACTCAAGTGTACCGAAGACCTCTACGATCTGTGTTTTTGATTCGTTAGCCATGTTGTTATCCTCTTAGTTTGTAACTGATTCGGTTAGTAGCATAGGTAATTAATGGGTGTCAAGCCAATTCTTACCCACATCAAATGATCCTGGAGTAGGTATCTTAAAGCCTAGCTCCTGACCTACCTCAAGCATACAGTCTGCTTGAAGCTTTCCTAATTCTTCTGCTTCCTCTCTTGTTCCTATCACTTCTGTTTGGTACTCGTCATGGATAAAACCTACAAGCTTGAAGTTGATACCAATCTTTCTTGCCTCAGAAGTCCAGCGGAGAAGTGTATGCTTCATCAGGATACTCTCAGCAGACTGCAGCATACCAGCCAGAGCCTTGTGAGTTGACGGTACAATAACCTTACGTCCATCGTAACCTGTGAAGTAACCCTGTTCTCCTACCGCAGGTATTAACTTGTTCTTTAGTTTAGCTAGGCCATCAATAGACTTAACGAAGTTATCTCTAGCTTCTGTCGCTTGCCTTTGATTGACCTTAAGGATCTGTGCTGTCTTTGCAACACCTGCCCCTAGTAGCCAAGCATAGATAAAAGTCTTAGCCATATCCCGTGTAGCATGGTTAAGTCCCAGTGCGTGTTTGTTAACGTTATGGATATCTGTTTCGTTTTCTTTCTTACCTTCCATAATAGCTCTAGCGTACTGGTCAGCATCAAAGTATCTCCATAAATAATCAGCAAGTACTCGCAGCTGAATCCCGTCAGCGTCTGTACCCACTAAGTAAGAGCCACTGGGTGTAGTCCAGCAAGCTCTAAGGTGTGAGTCATATTTCTTCTTAACTTCTTCGACTGGTGTCTTAGGTTCACCGTGAAAGACTGATGGGATGTTAGCTGTGTTTGGGTCATTGTGTGAACACCTACCAGTCCAAGCACCTATGTTGTTAATGCTGCCATGTATTCTACCGTCACTTCCTACTTGACCTAACCACTCAACCAGTGAACTTCTTCGTCCTTCTAGTGTCAGCCATTTAGCCAAAGCCTTCGGACCTTCAGGAGCATCATCAGGTAGAGTAGATAGGTTGTCCTCTGAGACTGTCCATCCGTAGTGCTCTAGGTGTTTCTTCTTATCATTATAAAACTCTTTGCTCATTGAGCTTACAGTCTTACCGTAAGGGTCACCAACAGATAGCCTATCAAACTTTATAAAAGCCTTGCTCTTATCGACTGGCTTCCAACCAGCATCCCAGAGGACATCAACACGATCCTTAGAGGATGATGGCTTGAAGTTAATCCAGTTATAGCAAAGTAAGTCATCGCCCTTGCCTGTCTGTTAGATCATAACGTTCCTTAGCTTTAACTACTGAAGCCATAAGGTCACCGTCCTGCTTAACCCTGTACTTGATTGTATTCACAAGGGTAAGCCTCGGAGGGATATCCACCTCAAACTTAGCGTGAAGTTCCTGCATCTCGTTCTGCACAGAGTTCAGTAACATCTCTGCCTTACCAGAATCAAATGCAAAACCATAGTACTTAGCCCGTACTAACTCTGTCTGTAGGTCATGCTCAGCCCTAAGAGACTTGCGCCAGTCAGGGTTCTTGATGACACTGGAGAAGTGTTCGTATAGGGCTTGTGATACCTCGATGTCTTGATACCAGTAGTCAACCATCTCTTGGCTCCACTGAGACCAGTCGTTGTGATCCCCTTTGTAGTCACCAAGACGTATACCCCAAGCCTGTAGACTGTGTGGTGTTTTAGCACCCTTAGGTATCTGAATACCGTAGTCAACAAGCCGACTGATAATAAGAGTATCTACGATCTTCTTCGGGTCTATCAACCTAGGCTTAAGCAGACTGTTCAACTGGACTGCATCGAATGACAAGAAGTTATGACCAATGATAAGGTCAGCTGCCTCGTACCACTTCTATAGCCTGCAGCCTTGGCAACAGGATCTTCATGACAGTTATCGAAGCGAGTGACCTCCCCTGTACTCAGGTCTTTACCGCCGCAGATCCATAGTTTCTCGCAGTTGTTAAGACCTTCTGTCTCGATGTCACTTACTACAATTCTCATATCTGAAACGAAACCTCTTCTAGTATTGTTGTGTCAGGATCATAGTAAACTGAACCCGCCTTACCTAACTTAGCGAATGGTCTGTTCTTGTCAACGGTGAAGTGTGTAGTATTCCTCTCTGATTCTTCCTCAGCTTCAGTGTCACGTTCAAGCTTAACACAAACGATAGCCTCTTCCTCAAGTGAAGCAGCATACTTTGTACGTCCGTCATCATTAACTTGAGAGATGAAGATCACACCAATGTTTAACTCCTTAGCCAGCTGTGCCATACGAGCACCAAGAGTTGTAAGTGTACTGGTTGCACCCTCTACTCCTGCGTTTGACAGGTAGGCTAACCGCTGGACGTGGTCAATAAAGATGAAGCTTGCACCATACACTGTAGAAGCTAGACGTACATAGTCCAGTAGCTTCATGGGGTCATCGTGTGCTTGCATCTCAAAGATAATAGTCTGATCGTCACGTGCTGCTATCTTAGCTGCCAAGATTACGTCATCCTCTGACACACCATTCTCAGCAGCATCTTCTTTAGTACGGACGTTACAGCCTAACTCGTAGGTAGCCATGGCTCGGTAGGTTGTAGACTTCATCTCTTCCATGTGTAGTAAAGCAATCTTAGCCTCTGACTTAAGAAGACCAACCTCAAAGTATCTGATCAACTCAGTCTTACCTTGACCACGCAGAGCCTTAATAAAAGTTAGACCACCCTTGACTAACCCACGGATCTTATCATCCAGGGCTGTGTGTCCTGTGGGTACATACTCGTAAGGGTTCTCTGTTCTGATTGCCTTCTCAACCTCTACGTCACCAACAAAGAAGTTATCAGGTGCGAAGCGTTGAGGTTTAACAGCAGCCCACTTCAGGTCATCCTGATCGCCAGCTTGTATGAAGTCATTGGCATCCTTGTGCTTGGTTAGAGGCACATAGTAAAACTTCTCAGGGAATAACTCGTACAAGCGTGTAGCTGCACCCTTACCTGCATCATCTTGCTCACCAGCGTAGACGATCTCCTGAAAGGAATTAAGGTAATCAAAGTTTTTCTTAATAAACTTATCAGACAGGGATGCAGAAGGGATAGACTTAACAGGGAAGCTTTTACCTAGAGCCTGATAAAGAGATGCAGCATCGAACTCACCCTCTGTCAGGTAGATACGCTTACTTGAACCAGCATTGAAGTCAGGGCCAAACAAATCTTGCAAGGCACCCTTCTCCTCGGTCCAGAACTTCTTCTCTTCGAAGCCTCTGTACTTTACGTTTGATGGATACTTGAATGCGTAACGTACAGCATCACCCTCATTGTCCATCTGTAGTTGAATACCGAACAGCTTACATACGTCTGAGTCAATGCCCCGTATGCCTGAGAATGTAGCTGATGATATTTGTCTTGTGTGTACTGGTGGTTTCATTGTGTTCACCGGATATGTTTCTTCTGCCCATTCAGTTATATCTTTCCTGAAGTTAGGCCGTGGATACTTACCAGGTTTACCTGTCTTACTCTCACAGACATGGCAGAAACCTGACTTTGTTGCTGAGCTATAGTAGAAACCGTCTGAGCTTCCACATTCCTCGTAAGGACAGGCTACTCTCTCGATGTCAAACTTTTTATCTTCTGCTACGTTCATACTATATCTCCCTCTGCCCAGTCACCCCACTCGTCACCCTCATAGACCTCAGCTAAGTCTCTCTCAAACTCAACGTCATTAAGGTGTCTAGTTAAAATAAGAATTACATCTTGTGAGGTTAGGTTATTCTCTCTCATGAAAGACTCTACTGTGTGTGTTGTGTCGCTCATAGTTTTACTCCCTTGGTACGGCTAAGAATATACCTTCAGTCTGCTTTAGTGAGACAACTAAGTCAAGAAGCTGTTGGTAAGTCATGACGATCATCTCGTACTTGTCCAAGCTATCATCCCACTGCCTCATAAAAACAAGTCCATCGTCATCCAGTATCATTTCTATGTCATCTAACTCTCCTGTCTCATCTAGGCTGCGGATAACGGAAGAGTCATGTTCAAACTCAACTGTGAACATCTGATCCCTCCGCTACCATAATATTAACGTGAGCTATGTTACCCTCAACACGAGTAATCTTAAACTCTAACCCTGCCTTAATGAGTAACAATCGTAACTGACCAACAGGTATCATAGCTTTTCCTCTCCGTTTAACTGGTTGATACGCATGTTTGCATACCGGATAACTTTCTCCAAGTCAATGATCTCACTCTCAACCTGGGTCTTACCACTGTACATCTTGTAACCTGCACGGCTACTGTACTTGATAAGGTTACCTCTCCAGAACTCAAAGCCATTGCGCATGATGTATGTGATAGGCTCGATCTTCCACCGTGCGTAATGCTCAGGCTCATTCACAATATCTGGTGTATGCTCTGCCACTACCGTCTCCTTAAAGTTCTCTTGTTCTCTTATCAGCCTACGCCACTCGCTGTTTATCATTACTCTTCCTCCAAACAGAAGCTACACCATGTGTCCTTGCTTGCATTACCACAGCTGACACACTTGCGCCACTTATTCTTTTCATCACGATCTTGAGATGCTCTACGTTCCTCTGGTGTCATGGGTCTAATCATAGTTCTTTCTACCCTCTGCTATCACCTGTTCATACTTAAAGAACAGCTGCTCAAACTTCCACTGGTACACTTGCTGCATACCAAGCAGGGCGTTCATCAGTTCATCTTGTGTAGGGTCACGCTCACCGTCACCTATCTGCCTAAAGATAACCTGTAGGTCATCGCATACATGCCAGCAGTCCATAATCATTGGCTCTAAGTCATATAGTTTAGGCATCTTCATCCTCCGTTAGTGCGTCCCATGACACAGGGAATAGCTCAATCATCTTGTGGTCAATCTGTCGTGCTACCTCTCGTGTCTCTGCCTGTGTGTCAGGCTTGCAACGTAGGTTACACATATCAGAGAAGGCATCAAGGCTACCTGACCAGTACCATTCAGTCATAGTAGACTGTGGGAGTTCCATACGGGCTTGCTCAGGAGCCACACCATGAGATAGTAGGTCTTTGTAAGCTTTAAGTGCCGCCCAGCCTGAGCTTCCCCAGTCACCCACGTTTACTACACCCTCACTACCTTGCTTCTTGTCGGAACTACGTCCACGCCATGCATAAGGAGTGTAGAACTCAGGCTCATCATCAACGTAACGTCTACTGATCTCATTCCATCTCAAGAACTTATGCTTGACTAGCTGCCGTGCTACAAAGATTGGAGCCTTGATGTGGAAGCTGGCGAAGCAATGACCGAATGGACTGATGTGCTTGTGCTTTGCTAGGTAACGGATCAGCTTATCGTCCTTAGCCTTAAGCTTTGGTGGACCCCAAGGATCGTCTTCCATCTCAGATGTCTTACCAAAGCTGACCCGTGCTGCGTTAGCTACAGTCAAGTCACTACCCATGTGGTCTATGTATGTTGCTTTAATCATCTACAATCTCCGTCAGTTTAATCCTAATAGGTTTTAGTCTCTTGTACTTAGCACTTTCTGTACGGATTGGCGGGTTGGTTGACCAATCAAAGTCATACCTCTTATAACCCGGAATATTAACTCCGCTGGGACTCATCTTACGTTTCCATGTAGACCTTCCAAACTTAGTTACAATTAACTTATCTTCTTCAGTATCTTTGATAGCCCACATCTCTACATCAATCATCTACCTGTACCCCAATACATTCCACTGTTTCATTTTTATCGTTGACCATAACTGCTGCATCTCTCAGTCCAGACTTACATAGGGTCTCATTGTCATAAGTACCCAAGTGATAATACCTAATACCACTCTCAGGCACTAAGACAAGCCACAACAATATCCATACCGTGCTAGTCATTTTTCTTCTCCAGTTTATAGAAAGCATCATCCATCTCGTCAGCAAACGCCGCTATGTCTTCAACCAATTGGTTGTGTTTCTGGATAGTCTCATCGAGGCAGTCCTCGTGTACGTCCAGTCGGCGGTGAGCCTGGATGTTATCCCATACAAGGTAAACTAGAAGCACCCCGTAGCCGATCAGTATGATGTCTAATGTTTCCATTGTGTGTGTTGTCCTTGTTGGTTGGCCCACCCTGCAGGACTCGAACCTGCAACCTACTGCTTAGAAGGCAGTTGCTCTATCCAGTTGAGCTAAGGGTGGTCTGTATTAAAACTTAACGTAGTATACCTCCCCCTTATTCCTTTCTTCTATTGAGGAGTCAATAAGTTTTTTCAAGAAGTCTGCATGTTCGAAGTCACCATACCACTCCGCCTCGGATCGTTCCTTTTGAAGTTTCGTGATGTGTCTTTCCAGTGATGTTATTCTTTCTTCCATTGTCTTATCCCTCTAATGGTATTGTCTATCAGCCTTTAACTGCTGCCACTCGATGAAGTCTTCTGCTCTGAAGCCCTTGTCTTGAAGGAACTCTTGTAAGTCAAAGACCTGATCAAGAAATAAACCTATCAAGTATTTCAAAGCCTCTTCATCTTTACCGAAGACCTCAAAGTATTCTTCAATGGTTTCTATATCTTCTAAGTCTATACCCTTATGGACTACCATTGGTTCTTTCTTTCTAAAGTTAAATGCAAGAGATCTTTAGTATCTACTATTAGTATCTACTGTTGGTATCTACTGTTAGTATCTATTAGTATTAATTCTATATAAAGAAATAAATACTAACAGTATTACCTTAAGTACTACTACCAGTAGTATTAGATAGGTAAGACCTCTTGCATGTCAAGTACCTCTACTCATCTTTTTTGTAGATCAGGTAGACCACAAACCAGAAGATTACTGTAGCACCGATTGAAATAAACTCATAGGTTGGCATTGTGTTTAGCTCCCACCACTTTAAGTTCAGCCCTTACACCATTGAGTTCATTAACATCCTTCATGTACTGTTCAGCCTCTTTCATTTTAGAGAAATTCTTCCAGCATGTTTCAGTGCCTAGATTTTCATCGTGAATTAAAACGTATAATTGCATCTCGTTTGTCTCCTTTTTACAACAATTCAGATTAGTCTTTCTCGTAGAACCATGCGTTAGGATTGTCAGGTAATACGTATGGCCTCCAGTGGTTAGGGTTTCCGTCCCCATCAACAAGAGGTCTGAAGTCAAACATCTGTTTCAACGCATAGGCCTTGTCTCTTACATCACTAAGCTGTGACATACGCACATCCATCATCTCCATTGTGTCATCAACCATAGCATCAATTGTGTTGTATACTTCCAAGAGTATTGCTACTTCGTCACGGGTCAGTTCTGTTTTGATTGTCTTAGTCATTATGCTGTCTCCTCTTCTTCCTCTTGCCATTCTTTCCAGTTCTTATACTCATTGTCTAGCCCCCAGTCTTCTACCAGATCAGAGGGAATATCAGCAGCCCAATCTTCATCAGTGAAGTCAAAGGTATAGCAATCGTCTGTACCTTCTACGCTGCTGTACTGTCCAACAAAACACATACCACACTCATAGTAAGACGCCTCAACAGTACAGTCTTGGTTGCTTGCAGTGAATGTATCATATGCTGCGATAGGTGGAGACCATGCGGAATCAAACCAGCCAGAGATAGTAGATGTACCATCCTCATTGTCATCATACTCTAAGCCTTCAAGGTCAATCTCCCACTTGGTTCCCCAGCTATCGACACGACTGCTATACCAGCCATCTTCACCTTCAGCTATAGGAACCATAGCTTGAAGTAAGCCATTTTCATCTTCTTCATCCTCTGGTTTAGCGTTAGCTTCATCCCACAGTGCTTTGATCTTAGCTGTAGGGCCAGAGATTGTTATGCTATTGTTACACCAGTTAGGCATTAGTCTTTCTCCTTTTTAAGATTATAATTCTGCTACACCTAGGACGCCAGTGTTTTCCCACTCAGCAAATAGCCCCTGCTTTTCCAGGATATTGTTGATCTTGTGGTTAACTCCGAAGTCATCCAAGACAGTACCACCGAACTCACAGTAGTAGTCAGCCCACACCTCTGGGTAGTTGTCCTCTCCTGAGATACGAAAGCCATCGTCATCCTCATAGACTGTGACGCCTAGTTTCTTGAGTTGGTTGTATGCTGTACGGTAATTCTTTTTCATTTGTTATTCTCCTTTTCTATCGGTCTAATTTGTAGGTCAGAAATGCTAAGAAATCTAGGCCATCACTTGTCAGTTTCAGTTGTCGCTGCCGCATATCTTTGTGGTCTGTTCCTATTGTCAGCCAGCCTAGTCTTTGTAGGTGCTTGAATGTCCTGTGAGTCTTGGCTTGTGCTAGTTGTAGGTCTTTCTGTGCGTCCCTCATAAGAGCCTCTTTCTTACTTGCTACATAAAGGAAAGCCTCGATGTGTTCCAATAGGATGTGGCTGTCTTTCCCCTCTCCTCTGAGTACACTGTTGGCAGTCCTAAAGGTTCTTATCACACTTGATAGGTTTTCAATTGAATTAGTCATGTCTCTAGCTCCTCTCTGACAAGGTGAAACACTGTGCACCGATCCATATAGTATTGCATGGCATCCATGTCAGTGTAGTCTGGTGCATCCATGCAGGACATCTCAATGTCATTGTCAATCATTTCCTTCAGCATGAGTAGCTGGCTTGTTGTTAGTTCTAGCGTATACATTATACTGTCTCCTCTACTGATTGGCTGTTAAACTCATAGACTGCCTTGGCAAACCCACGGGGTGTGGCAGATCGTATGTCTTTGGTGCGCTGTGACTTACCGCCCAGCTTTAGGTGTTGTGTGCTGTAGCCTGTCGGCTTACACGTTGAGATCTTGGTTGGCATACGGAAGCCACCGCCAGTCCAGAGGCAAGTCTTCTTTGTGTATGCGTCACGCTCTGCGATATACTCAGGCCAGCGTGGATGTACTGCCTCTGCGTCACTGAGATACTCACCGTATTGGTACGGGTGAAAGCTATGGTCAGGCTTACGCCACTTAGTAGCCAAGACACTGACAGGGTTCTCCACAAAGTAAGGGACACCTAGGGCATCAAACAACCAAGCACACCATTTAGCATAGTTCACAGCCTTCACCTGAAACTCAGGGTCACGTTCAGCCTTACGTTTGAAGTGTGCCGCACCTGACACAGCCATGTCAGTACAGACAGGGAAGGCCATGCCGAACACGACAGGTTTTTCCATAAACTCTGAACGTAGGGCAAATAGGTTATCCTTGTTGTGCAGGTCAGCATGTAGGTATGCTATAGAGCCACCACCAGCAAAGAACTGTGTGTTCTCAAATGTTGCCTCTGTTCCTGTGTGCTGGATGTCATAGGCGTAGCACTCATACCCTGCCTCTGCCCATGGCTTGAGTGCCTCACCTGTGAAGTCATATAGTGATAGTACAATACCTTTGGTCATGGTCTTAACCTCTCTCTCTTTGTAATGCTGTCGCCTGTTCATCTGTAATGTCCAGCAATATGTTCTTAACCTCTTCGCTGGTCAGGCCAAAGTGCCTAGCCACTTGTGCGATTGTCTTGTTGGTTGTGTCAAACATATCACACACATCCATGGGGTGCGGTTTATAGATCATCAGTATACCCTCTTTGTCAGATAGATTATGAGCTTGTCCACATTGTCAAACTCTTCATGAAATGTCTTCATCCCCTCTGCGTCATAGCAGTCGTATGACAGCACAGGCCACTCTGGATCTTCTCGCATGGCAGGGTCGGCATAGTCCACAAAGATCTGGCAATAGTTCCCGTGCCGTTCCTCTTTGAGCAGTGACGGGCAGGTGTCGTTTTTCCAAGAGCTGTTCTGCCATCCGTGAGGCGACAATGCATGAAAGAGTTTATTGAGCATGTCATAGTTGTCAAAGTCTCCATGCGGTACATCTGCTATAGCATAAACCATTTGTGCATCCGCTTGTGCATCCTCTCTTGCCTCTTGTGCATCTTGAAATAATGAATTTACTTTTCCCATTGTACTACACCTCCCAGCCTGTTGTTTTTGCCATAAGCTTTGGCGAGTTGTAATCTGTTGCGTTCACGAATACATATCCCCTGTCTGTGCTACCCATGCGCCACTCGCCATGCCAGCCTAGTTTGTCTAATAGTTTCTGTGCTGCGTCAGCATGGTTGCCTTCTACATCAAGGCTGTGATCCCATTCCACGGTGTAGGTTGAACCCCTGTGACCACTGGATGTCATAGCCTTGACCCTTGAACCTTTGGTATCTGTTGGGCCTAGATATTTTGTCATGATAGTTTGCATTGTCTTTCCCCTTAGTAGCCTAGGCCGTAGCCGATTAATAAGAACGCATAGCCAGTGCCGCATAGGCAAAGCAATGTCACGATGTCTTTGATCCATTCAACCATTGTATTACACCTCCACCGCTGCAACACATTCCACATGATAGCGGGAAACAATATCGCCAGTATCCAAGGCCTTGTTGGCACGATTACCCGCTACATGATCACACCAAGTATCCCACCAATATTCTGTTCCTTCAATCTGGCACATCTCCACATAGGTGGTCACTTTCTTGCGCTTGCTGGTCTCTTTCATCTTGGCCGGTGGTGTTTGAACGGCACTAGGTTTAAGCCCTAGGCGCTTAATATTATGGCTATCAATACACGCCACGTTGAACCCAAACATCTGCGCCACGAATGCAGCTTTAACCATCCCTAGGTTTGGAACCCGCATGAAAAGCATGATCACCTCCACACATGCCTCAACGCTTTCCGTCCCTAATGTGTCTTTGATATGATTTACCTTGCCCCACAAATAGGCGTCATTATTTCTTGTGTAGTCGTATCCGTCACCTTTCAAGCCCCAACAAAATCTAGAAGCTGACCCTTTTTCGTTAATGTCTTGAATCTGACCTAAGCATGTAGAAAGCCCAGCTTGAATAGTTGACAAGGTAAAGGTGACCACTGGTAAAACCGATTTCTTGGCGTGGCAGATATTCATGATCTCTTGAACGTCTCTCTTATACATTTTGAATTCTCTCTTTCTGTTGTTGTGTGTCTCTCTGGAATTCAATCTAAGCATAAACGAATTGATTGCAAGAAGTGAATTGATATTGTGATAATTGTTACAGAATTGAAACATTCCGTGATCTACTCTTTGACTACTTATATAGGGCCAGAGTTGAAACATTATGTGATCACAAATAGTAGCTCCAAAGGTAAATGTGATCACAAGTTTTCTCCAGGCTATAGATGCTTTCAGTATTTGTGATCACAAACCGCTAAAACATTCAGACTAAACAAATAGTTTAACCTTAAACTAGTTTTACTGGCAGATAGTTTAACGTTAAACTACTTTCTGTAGATTTAATTTAGTATTAAACTAGTTGTATATCCAGGATCACTTATATAAGAGAATTCTTATGGATACCAAGGGCTTAACGTAGGGGAGGGGGCGTGGGCCAGGGCGGGGGTGTACGTATACTATATATACCCATTGACAGCGGGGGTAGTTTTTAGGTCTGTTAACCACTTTTAGAAAATTATGGTTTACAATGTTACAAAGAAATGGGTTGGATCTACTCTTTGTAACACTTTAGGTAACATGTCTGTAATAGTCTGTAACAATTCGTGATCACTTAACACTACATTTATTTCATATTAGGGGTTGACAAAAGGGCGGGTATCTATATAATTATACTTATAGTATATACCTACTGTATCTAACAGTATATACCAATAGTATTATACATATAAGTTATAACTGTTAGCTAATACTAGCAGTCTTATACTTCTTATACTTATAATACTTATAGAACTACTAGTAATAACTAACAGTACTACCAGTAGGCTTCTATTTCTATCAAAGGTAAAATATAATTTTAGACTCTACCAGAGGCTTATGCATTTAGGATACCCTTATCTGCATTTAGCTCTTGACAGTTAGTGTCTATTGAGTACAACTACTGGTGCATTGGTTCAAATGAAATGGCTAAAAGAGTAAAGTACTACCAATCTGATAAAGTGTTAGAAGAGTTCTACACAGCATTAGCTAAAGGTAATGACAAGGTACTACGAAGAGTACACATCCCTCATAGTTCAGTCTTCTATGCTAGAGAAGCTTACTACAATTACTCAGGGGATTGGATTACATTAGACAGAATGGAAAGATCTATGTACCTAGAGGGTATGCTTAGCAGTAATACTGTTTTAGATCCTAACAGGAAAAGAGACTGGGAATAAGCTTATGGCTAAGACTGTATTGGATGACTGGAAAGTACTACCACGTCTTATGATGTTAGCTGTTACTGTACTTACGTACCAGGCAGTACACTGGTTTATGTCACTGCCAGATCCAAGTGTAGCACAGTCAGGTCTTGTATCAGTTTGTATGGGTGCTTTAACTGGTTGCTTCGGTATATGGATGGGCAAAGAGTCTAAGACTACTGTAACACCAACACGTGTAGTACACGAAGAGAGTTATAAGAAATGATAGGTCAGATTATAGGTGCTGTAGGTGGACTAGCTACTAGTTATCTTGATGGTAAGGTAGCAGTACAGAAAGCCAATGCAGAGATTAAAGTAAAGCAAGCTACTGGTGAGATCGACTGGGACATTGCTGCTATGAACAGCACCCAGAACAGCTGGAAAGACGAGTGGATTACTCTACTCTTCTCCATTCCTCTTATCCTTGCATTTTGTGGTGACTGGGGGAACGAGATCGTACAGGCAGGTTTTACATCACTTGAAGCTATGCCTACCTGGTATCAGTATTCTTTGGGTGGTATTGTAAGTGCAAGCATTGGTATGAGATCAGTATCTAAGTTCTTTACAGGGAAGAAGTAATGGCGTTTAAGTTATCCAACCGTAGCCTAGCTAAGATGGAAGGCGTAGACGAAAGACTTGTTGCTGTAGTTAAACGTGCTATCGAGCTTACCAAAGTAGACTTCGGAGTTATCTATGGTCTACGCACAGTAGAAGAGCAAGAGAAGCTTGTAGCTGCTGGTAAGTCTCAGACTATGAAGTCTAAGCATCTAGAAGGCAGAGCAGTAGACCTAATGGCTTATGTGGATGGTAAGGGCGTATGGGAACTGAATGTCTACGATGACCTCTGTGACGCAATGAAAGAGGCAGCTAAGGAACTTGGTGTAGCAATCAAGTGGGGTGCAGCTTGGTCTGAAGGTGATATTAGGGATTATCCAGGTACAGCAGAAGATGCAATGATGGCTTATGTAGACCTGAGAAGATCCCAAGGACGTAGACCTTTTATTGATGGTCCTCATTTCGAGTTGATGTAATATGGCTGTACCTGATAGAGTAAAAGCAACAATGGAAAGAGAAGGTCTCTCAGGTGTTAATAAGCCTAAGAGAACTCCTAAGCATCCAACTAAGTCTCACGTTGTTATGGCATCTGAAGGAGGTCAGTACAAGCTCATCAGGTTTGGACAGCAGGGTGTTAAGACGAACCAGACAGCTGGGCAGAGGGAAGCTTTCAAGTCCAGACATCAAAAGAATATCAAGAGAGGAAAGCTTTCGGCTGCTTACTGGGCTGATAAGGTTAAGTGGAGTCCCTCTAAAACTAAATCTAGCTCTAAGAAGTGGGTAAAAGGATCATGATGAAAGTTGGCTTAATGATGGGTGGAGACACTCCTGAGGTAGACCCAAAGAACAAAGACCGTGCCGAAGAGTACTGGATGTACGGTGCTTCTGAGGAAGAGCTTGCCAAGGCTTGGGATAAAGAGCTAGAGTACGCTAAGCTTAAGAAGTGTGGTAACTGCCATTACTTTAACAACAGAGCCAAGACACTCAAGGCTTTGAATGCTGAGTCCGGTATGGGTGCTTGCATGAAGTTTAAGTTTATGTGTTCTCAAGAGGCTTCTTGTCAAGCTTGGGAATGTAAAGACATGGGCTTTGGTGAAGAAGACATGATGTAATGTGGGTAGCTATTATCTTGGCCTTGTACAAACCAGATGGCTACGTCTTGCCAAGTATATGCTAACACAAAAGAGATGTTCTACACGGAGTCTTCTTGTAAGGTTGATGCAACAGAGATGGCTGATTACCTTGTAAGCCAAGGCGCACTTGCGAATACCTCTGTGTTTTGAAATAGGGAAGTCAGCCTAATGCCAGTCTACAAAGTAAAAGGTGGTTATCGTTGGGGTAAGACTGGTAAGGTCTACAAAACCAAGGCTGCTGCTGAAAGACAAGGTAAAGCTATCAGAGCCTCTGGCTACTCCAAAGGTGGAGACACAGTCAATGCTGCTGGTAACTATACCAAACCAACCATGCGCAAGAAACTTGTGGCCCAAGCCAAGGCGAGTTCAAAAGGTGGAAAGCCTGGACAATGGTCTGCGAGAAAAGCCCAGATGGTTGCGAAACAATACAAAGCTAAAGGTGGAGGCTACACGTCATGAAGGCTCCTCAGAAGTCTCTAAAGGACTGGACAAAACAGAAGTGGCGCACAAAGAGTGGAAAGCCTAGTGCTAAGACTGGTGAGAGATACTTACCAGAGAAAGCTATTAAGTCTTTATCTCCTTCTGAGTATGCAGCCACTACAAAAGCTAAAAGAGAAGGGACTGCAGAAGGTAAGCAGTTCGTGAAACAACCTAAGAAGATAGCAGATAAAGTAAAACCATTCAGAGCAGCCAAAGGTACACTAGCAATGAAAACTCCTACAGCAGAACAAAAGGGACTCAAGAAGCTCCCAAAGCCAGTTAGAAACAAAATGGGTTACATGTCCAAAGGTGGGATGACTAAGAAGTCAGGCTACAAGGCAGGTGGTGTAGTTCAAGCCAAATGTGGCGCATCGTATAAAGGATAAGTAAAATGCCAGCACCAGTAGTCGTAATGCTTGGAGCAACAGCTCTTCGGGTAATATCAAAAAAAGCACTTGATCTCTTGATGAAAAGAGGGGCTAAAAGGCTTACTAAGAAACAAGTTGATAATCTTAAAAATCCCCCTAAAAATGTTACAGCTGGTAATGTAGCAAATGTTTTAAAACAGACAAGAGTGCCTCAAGCACCTCAGCCTAAGTCCTCTACTGGTCAGTACACTAAGAGCAGACCACCAGCAGCAAGAGCTAACACTGCCCCTGCAGCGCCAAGAACTGCTCCTAAGCCCCCAGCAAACTCAGGCGCTGGTTCCAAACCTAGAGTTCCTTCTACAACTGCAAGACCAAAGCCTGGCACAAGTGTAGGTAAACCTAAGGCTCCTCGTTCAGGTAGTAATAGTTCTGGACCTAGCCGTCCTATGAAGGATATCACACCTAACAAGAACGCTCCAGGAAGACCAAGTGGTTCTCGCATTGTGGGTATGAACCCTAAAGTTATGAGAGGACCAAACGCTAAACTGGGTGCTCTTGATACAGCTGCACCTGAGGTAGTAGTCTCCTCCTCTGATGATAAGAAGCCAGCAGCTAAGAAACCACCTTTGAAGAAGACCACCAAGAAAACAGCTGACGCAAACAAGAAGGCAGCAGAGACTAGGAAGAATGCTCCTACTCAGACTGCACCTAAAAAGTCCCTTAGACCTAAACAACGTCCTGCTGCTGGTCCAGTTACTAACGAGTCCTTCGGTAAAGCCTTCGCTAGAAACCGTAAGTCTGGTAACGCTACCTTTACTTGGAAAGATAAGAAGTATACTACTCGTTACAAAGAAGAGTCTATCACAGATCACAAGAAAAAGTTTGGTGTAGAGGGTAAGTACTAATCATGTTTAAACTTGAAGGTGATAGAGTTCTCAGCCCTCGTGGTGATGTCCTTGCAGAGAAGGTTTATGGAGAGTGGCAAACTAAAGACGCTGCTGTTCTAGACTTCTTGGCTGGCGCAGATAAACCGAAGAAGAAGAAACCACAGCCTAAGGTTAAGGCTACCCCTGATCCTGTTCTTGAGAGAGCACGGGACGAGAATGGTCACTTCATTGCTGATGACCCTACTACTGAGGTCAACGAGGCTTGGGTAGTTAAGACTGCTAAGAAGGTGATGAAGAAGAAATGAGTTTAGTTAATCAGGGCAAGCCATCACGTATGCGTTCTGTGTACGGTCACAACAGTGGCACTGCTACAGAGGTTGTATATACATGCCCCGCTAACTGTGTAGCTGAGGTTACGTTTATCCATGTAGTCAACGGTGGTGGCAGTACAAACTCTGTAGATGTAGAGTGGTATGTAGCAGCTGATGACTACACGTCTCACTTTCTTTCAGGTAAGAGTCTAAATTCAGGTGACTACGTTACCTTTTCCGACATCGATCTAGTACTTCAACCTGGTGACAAGATACAAAACGTACCTGTTTCTGCTGGGCATATCGACACTATCCTTACGGTAACAGAGACCTTCGTCCCAGTAGGGTAATAGCGGGGTTGCATTATTGTCTGTGGTATGATATAACTATATGTATATAACTAGTCTCCGGTAGCTAATCCTGCTACTTGTACAATCTAAACGGAGACTAATATGTTTAAAGAGTGGGCAAACACCGCACTGAGATCAATTCAAGAGGGTCAACAAAGACGGGCAGACTTCTGGATTCTCCAGAACATGTCAGACAAAGAGCTACGTGACATCGGTATTTCACGTACTGAAATAAGGCGAACAGTATATGGCAAGGCAACTAACTGAGAAGCAACAGAAGTTCTTAGACGTTCTGTTTGATGAAGCCAAAGGAGATCCTGTTAAAGCCAGAAAGCTTGCAGGATACTCCGAAGGTATGTCTACATCCTCTATTGTTTCAGCACTTGAAGACGAGATTGTTGATAGAACTAAAAAGTTTATTTCACGGTCTTCCACTAAAGCTGCTTACACAATGTTCAGTGTGATGGCTGACCCTACAGATCTAGGGGTTAAAGAAAAGATGATGGCAGCTAAAGACATCTTGGACAGAGCAGGTTTTACTAAGACAGAGAAGGTAGAGGTTAAGACAACAGAGCCTCTCTTTATTCTACCTTCCAAGGATACAGATGCCTAAGGTTAAGGCGGCAAGAGCATCCAAAGCAGACTACCCAACTAAAGTAGACTGGCAGGTACCACTCAGGGGAGAAAACGGAGAGTGGTATCCTATCATTAGAGTTGGAAGACACGTACCATTTGGTTACAAACAAGATGAAGAAGACATAGATCTACTCATACCCATCCCAGAAGAATTAGAACTTTTAGAAAAAGCAAAGCTATTCCTACAGGAGTACAGTCTAAGGCAAGTAGCTAAGTGGCTGACTCAACAATCAGGTAGGTATATCTCACATGTAGGGTTAGACAAACGTGTCAGGATCGAAGAAAAGCGCAGACGGGCTTCCTCCAGCTATCGCAAGTATGCCAAAAGGTATCAAGAAGCGTCAAGGAAAGCGGAGAAAATCGAAAAGCAAAGACTTGGTGGTAGAGCTACCAAAAGAATCTTTGGAGACGGTTGGTCAGACACCAGCGATACCGAAGCCTCAGGAGATTGATGTTGAGTCTGTTCAGAGAGATATTATCTTTGAGCCTAATCCTGGCCCTCAGACAAGCTTCCTAGCGGCTACAGAGCAAGAGGTTCTGTACGGTGGGGCAGCTGGTGGTGGTAAGAGCTATAGTCTTATTGCTGACCCAGTCAGATACTTGAACAACCCTAACGCTCGAATGCTTATTGTACGTAGAAGTACAGAGGAACTAAGAGAACTTATATCTGTAAGTAAACAGCTTTATCCTAGAGCTATCCCAGGTATTAAGTTTATGGAGAGAGATAAGACTTGGGTAGCTCCTAGCGGTGCAACACTCTGGATGTCTTACCTTGACCGTGACGATGACGTTATGAGATACCAAGGCCAAGCGTTCAACTGGATTGGATTTGATGAATTAACTCAATGGCCTACGGACTATGCGTGGAACTATATGCGCTCAAGGCTACGTACCACTAAGGCGTCAGGGTTACCTCTCTACATGAGAGCCACGAGTAACCCTGGTGGTCCTGGTCACTACTGGGTTAAGAAAACCTTTATTGACCCGAATACTCCTAATCAGGCATTTTGGGCGACAGACTTAGAAGGTGAGACTATTTGTTGGCCCAGTGGGCATAGTCGGTCAGGTGAGCCTCTCTTTAAAAGAAAGTTTATCCCTGCGACTTTGTTTGATAATCCTTACCTGTCTGATGACGGGATGTACGAAGCCAACCTTCTCTCTTTGCCTGAGCACCAACGGCGTCAGTTGTTGGAAGGGGACTGGGACATTAACGAGGGAGCAGCTTTTCCTGAATTTAACCGTAGAGCACACGTTGTAGAGCCTTTCGAGATTCCTCACAACTGGCCTAGGTTCAGAGCAGCTGACTACGGTTACGGATCTTACAGTGCTGTTCTATGGTTTGCTGTATCACCTGACGAGCAGTTGATCGTGTACAGGGAGATGTACGTAAGCAAGGTACTAGCAACAGACTTAGCTGATATGATTTTAGAGGTTGAGTCTGAAGAGAAAATAAGGTATGGTGTTCTTGATAGTTCTCTCTGGCACAAAAGAGGGGATACTGGACCCAGCCTAGCAGAGCAAATGATTGTTAAGGGTTGCCGTTGGAGACCAGCAGACAGATCTAAGGGCTCCCGTGTAGCAGGTAAAAACGAACTGCATAGAAGACTTCAGACAGATGACTTCACAGAAGAACCAAGAATAGTCTTCTTCAGTAACTGCTACAACACAATTGCTCAGTTACCCTCTCTACCCTTAGACAAGAATAACCCCGAGGACGTAGACACTAAGTCAGAAGACCACATCTATGACGCTCTAAGGTATGGTATCATGACAAGACCTAGAAGTAATCTGTTTGATTATAACTCTGACTCGCAGCGTACAGGCTTTCAGGCATCAGACACAACGTTTGGATACTAAGGAACAATTATGGAAGAAGATGACATCTTGGCTGAAGAAGTCTACATGGAAGACGCTGAAGTATCTTACATCGAAGACTCAGAAGAAGAAATGGGTACTGACCCTTCAGTAGGTACCATTGTTGGTTATGTTCAACAACGTTTTGACAAAGCTGAAACAGCTAGGCACGGAGAAGAACAACGCTGGATTAGAGCCTACCGGAACTACCGAGGCATCTACGGACCAGACGTACAGTTTACTTCTTCTGAGAAGTCTAAAGTATTTGTTAAAGTAACTAAGACCAAGGTTCTTGCAGCCTACGGTCAGATTGTAGAAGTACTCTTTGGAGCCAACAAGTTCCCAATTAGCATTGATCCCACAGTCCTTCCTGAGGGTGTGACAGAAGCTGTTCACCTTGAGACTGAAGATACTATCAAGAAGATGAATGAACAGCAAGTTCCTGAGGCTGACTACGGAGCGGCACCAGCCATTGAACCTGGAGAAACTCTTGTTGATTTTAGAGAGAGACTAGCTGGCCTTAAGACTAAACTTGCACCTGTACAGGAAGACCTTAAAGAGGGTGAAGCAGAGTCTCCATCGCAGATCACTTTCCACCCAGCTATGATTGCTGCTAAGAAAATGGAAAAGAAGATCCACGATCAGCTTGAGGAATCAAACGCTAGGAAAGAACTACGTACTGCAGCCTTTGAGTGTGCTCTGTTTGGAACAGGTATCATGAAAGGTCCGTTTGCAGTCGATAAAGAGTACCCTAACTGGTCTGAAGAAGGGGAGTACACACCTCTTATTAAGACTATGCCAAGGTGCTCTTCTGTTTCTATCTGGAACTTCTACCCCGATCCAGACGCATCTAACATGGATGACGCAGAGTTTATCGTAGAACGACACAAGATGTCTCGCACACAACTACGTGCCTTAAAGAAGAGACCTTTCTTCCGTTCTAATGCTATCGACACAGCAATCACTATGGGTGAGTCCTACACTAAAGAGTGGTGGGAACAGGCCATGGAGGATGACGAACAAGAGACTCGCAGTGAACGCTTCGAAGTCTTGGAGTTCTGGGGTTACGTAGATACCGAGATGCTTAAGGACCAGAATGTAGACATCCCAGAAGATATGGAAGATGTAGACCAAGTGTCTGTGAACATCTGGGTGTGTAATGGTCAGGTACTACGTCTTGTCCTTAATCCATTTACACCGTCCTACCTCCCCTACTACGCAGTTCCCTATGAGGTGAACCCTTACAGCTTCTTCGGCGTAGGTATTGCTGAGAACATGGACGATACACAGACCCTTATGAACGGTTTTATGAGAATGGCTGTGGATAATGCTGCTCTATCCGGTAACTTGATCATTGAAGTAGACGAAACAAACCTAGTACCAGGTCAAGACATGTCAGTGTACCCTGGGAAAGTCTTTAGAAGACAAGGGGGTGCACCTGGTCAAGCCTTGTTTGGCACCAAGTTCCCTAACGTTTCTAACGAGAATATGCAGCTTTTTGATAAAGCGAGGGTGTTAGCAGATGAATCGACAGGGTTCCCGTCTTTTGCTCATGGTCAAACAGGGGTTAGCGGTGTTGGTAGGACTGCAAGCGGCATTAGTATGCTTATGTCTGCTGCTAACGGTTCTATTCGTAATGTGGTTAAGAACGTAGATGACTACCTCTTGTCACCTCTTGGCAAAGCTTTCTTTAACTTTAATATGCAGTTTGACTTTGACAAAGAGATTAAGGGTGACCTAGAGGTTAAGGCCCAAGGTACTGAGAGCCTGATGGCTAATGAAGTACGTAGTCAGCGTCTTATGCAGTTCCTACAGATTGCTCAGAACCCTGCGTTGGCTCCTTTCTCTAAGATGGACTACATCATCCGTGAGATCGCTAAATCTATGGACCTTGATCCTGATAAGGTAGTCAACTCTATGGCTGACGCAAGACTGCAAGCTGAGTTACTAAAAGAGTTCCAAGCACAGAACCCTGAGCCTCAACCACAACCCCAAGAAGGTGTACAACAGCCTCAGGGCCAAGGAGCGGCCCCTGGAGTACAGGATACCTCTGGGGCAGGGGGTGGCAACATCGGAACAGGAACAGCCCCTCAGCCAGGAGAACAGGGCTTCTCAGGTAACACTGGGCAACAGGGGGCAGCTTAATGCACAACCTGAAGCCTCTAGTTAATGATAAAGCTTTGTGGGAATCATTCCTCCAAGAGATCCAAGACAGACTCAACGATGTCCACAGGCAGATGGAACAAGCTACAGACACTAACGACTTCCTGAGGCTTCAGGGTCAGGCTGCTTGCTTGAACAAGTTTAAATTCTTAAGGGATAAAGTTAATGGCTGAAGTGGGTAAGAGAACAGGTAAAAGAACTCAGGTTGGTCGTGACGTATACGAAACGTCTGAGGGAGAAATGGTCTCTGAAAAGTCTACTACCTTTAAGTATAAAGGTGAGTGGATCAACGTACCTACTATTTTTGATGGTCGCTCTTATGACGATGACACTCTTAAGATGATGTTAGACGCTGAAGTGATAGAGCCTACAAGTACTCATAAAAATAAAAAAGATGCTATAAAAGCTGCTGTAGAAAGAAGTGAGTCTTTAAAATTCAACGAAGGTGGCCTAGCCCAACAAACTGAAGAGGCTTTGGGTTTAGCAACACCTCCTTTAGAAGAGACGCAAGAAGCTAAAGACGCTAGAGTTAAGGCAGCAACTTCCCGTAGACCAGGGTTTAGAGGTGATGGTCCCTTTGACTTTGCAGGTTTTGGATCGTACCTAAAAGAGAACGTATCTGAGGAAGAGCTAATAGCTGGCCTAGATAATGCTGGCGAGTGGTTGGTTCCGTTCTATGATGCTGGCAGTAACATGGTCAACGTCATTGACGAGTACACTAAACCTGAGGAAGAGCGTGACTACGACTACATCCAGTCAGAGCTAAGCAAAGCTGGCACATCAGCAGCAACTGAAGGCGCTATGTGGCTCATGGGTGGTCTTGCCACTAAGTACGGTATTAAAGGTGTTAAGGCTTTATCTAACAAGGCCAAGCAGTATGAGATTGATCCTAACTCCATGTCTTCCTTTGGTGTGGGTGCTATCAAGAAAAAAGCGGCTGAACCTCTAGAGATTGGTTTTAATGAAGCATTGCAGGACGGCAAGTTTCTAAAAGGATATGATGCAAATACCGCTTCTGGAATGGCAGAGAAAGCAAAGAATGCTACTGCAGGTAACACCAGAGCAAATGCTCTTATGAACGCTGCAGTTCCTGAAGGAACTAGGGTAGGTGTCCGTCTAAATCTAAACTCTACTATCCCAGACATGCCTAAAGGTTTAGATAAACTACAAACACTTCATAAAGGCTCTTTCAGTGGTACGGCTATGTCGTACTTACCTTTTGCTACTGTTCGAAATGTTACCTTCAATGTTAGTCAAAAGGGACGGACTGCTATCGCCTCACGTATCAAACAAATTGATACACCAGAGGCTAAAAGCAAATACCCTGCTATGTCGGTTGATGGGGACTATGTACCAAATAAAAACCTACTTGATGAAGGTGGTGATCTAGTCGAGATCGGCTTAAACCCAGGTGCTCATCATTTGTTTATTGATTTGAAGACAGGACAGGCTGTTAAAGGTGCTGAAGAGGCAACAGTTATCGGTGATCGTGTGTACGCTAAAGGTGTGGAGTACTGGAAGAAAGCAGAAGCTCCTGCCCCTCTCGCAACTCAGTCGGGTGTGGACATTCCTAGTGATGTGAGATTCAAATTTAAAAAAGGCGGAGCAGTAATGGGAAAACAAATGGAGATGGCTTTCGGTGGGTCTGTTGAAGAGATTGACCCAGTGTCAGGGAATGAAGTACCACCAGGTTCAACCCCTAAGGAAGTTCGAGATGATATCCCTGCTATGCTGTCTGAAGGTGAGTACGTTGTTCCAGCGGATGTTACTCGATTCTATGGGGTTAAGTTCTTTGAGGATCTAAGAGAACAAGCCAAGGTCGAACTTTCTGACATGGAAGCTAATGGGCGCATTGGTGGTGAGCCAGTCCCAGAAGGTGAAGACGATCTAACAGAAGACGAGATGGCATTGCTCCAAGAGGTTATGGCTTCCGATCCAGAAACTATGGGTATGTTCCAAGGCGGTATGGTTAACCAACAGACAATGCCCTCCCTTGAACAGCCAAAACCAATGCCTGAGCAAATGCCTCTTGACTTACCTCAGCAGACAGAATACAATAAACCCATTGGTATGGCTGACGGTGGTGACATTAAACCTGCACTTGATCCATTCGGAAACCCAATTCAACCGAGTGCTATTAGTCCTTTACCCACGACACGAGGCCCAATGGTTCCTCCTGCTCTTACTGGTGGTACTGGTGTTTACGGTGTGTCAGAGGGTCCAGGTGGACCAGCTACAACAAACATTCCTGTAGTCTCATCCCCCATTTCTTCTATGCCGAAGACTGACGGCAATGATAAGGTTATGAAGACCGTCTTCTACATTCATAAGGACGGTAGGAGACTTTCAGTTCTAATGCTTGGTGGTAAACCTATTAGCTCAGTACCAGCAGACTTTAACGAGTTTGTTGAGGACACACCAGAAAATAGGCAAAAGCTTAACTTTGGTGTTGCAGACTCTGGAGTAGACAGTACTGGTGGTGTATCGACTGAGGGTGCCACAGTTTCAGCTGATGACACTGATGACGAAGACTTTAAGGTAGACATTAAAACAAAGGTTAACCCAGATACTCCTGAAGGTGTCAAGGCTATGTACGAGGACAGTGGTGTTAATGTACAGGATACCGTTGAGGGAGCTAAGGCTGCCCTTGAGAGTGGTTTCAAAGTATCAAAAGGTGCAGGAACATTCCTTGGGGCAGTAGCTCCAGGTCTAGGTTTACTCGCTGGTGTAGCAAGTGGTGTTAGTCAACTATCCGCAATCTCAAAAGCAAATGCTAACAAGAATATGGCAGATTTTTTAGGGGATACTGAATCCTCCGCTGCCATCCAAAAAGAAATAGATAACTACCTTAAGGACGCACCAGGTATTGTTACAACTCTAGATAGTGTCCTTGCGAAGGGTACTCAACGTTTCAATAACGCTCTTGAGGCTATAACAAATATAAATGCTGATGAGTCTGTACCGTATATCTACAATGATGACCTCAATGACGTAGGTAAAAGTAATGTAAATGATTACCTTCTGGCGAATAGCCCTGGTTATGCTGGTGCAACAATTGACGATTCGGGTATTATTAAACGGGTAGACACGTCTGTTAAGAGTTCAGTTAGACCTAAGCTCAGACCTGAATCCCTTACAGATCCAAAGTCCACTGCTGTCACGGACCCTAAAGTTACCTCTGTTAAAACAGACCCTAAGACGGGTGAGCCTAGGAAAGCCAGCATTGCCTATAACCCCGAGGGTACAAACACTGCGTACATGGAGTTAGCTAACAACTTAACCCCTAACGATGGACGATCTTACGTTGGTGGAGAGCTTGTTGACGATAAAACAAACCAACCTTGGAAAGCCCCTAAGAAAGATACTGTTACCACCACTACTGGTCGGTCTGTTGTGGTTGATACAAACCCCTCTGTCATAAAGGATAGTAGTGGTAATGACACAACAACTGTAGGTGCTGTGACCTCTGGTGGTCAGTACGCTGGTGACGGCTTTGAGTGGAAAAAATCAGAAAACGGTAACTACCTTACTAGAACCTACACGGGTGTCAACGAAAATGCTACAGGCAGTAACGACACTTCCTCCTCTACCTCTTCGTCCTCCTCTTCTGGCGATGGTTGTTGCTTTATAATGTTGGAAGCACGATACGGCAACGGAACAATGGATGAGGTAGTCCGTAGGTACAGAGACGAGTACATGACAGACCGCAATAGACGTGGCTATTACAAACTCGCAGAAGTCTTAGTGCCTCTAATGCGTAAGTCTAAGATAGTAAAGTGGGTTGTTACTAAAACCTTTGCTGATCCACTCGTATCTTACGGTAAGTACTACTACGGTGAAAATAGACACGGTGTCGTCTTTACCCCAGTTAAAAACTTCTGGATGAAGCTCTTTGACGTTTTAGGCGGTGAGGCTGAGTTCATCAGAGAAAACGGTGAGGTAGTCTAAGGTATGATTACTAACTTTAAAAAGGACTTAATCTAATGGACCCAATCACGAGTTACCTTGAAGAGATATTCTCAAGATACCAAAGCCTGCCTGAAGAGGAGAAGGAGGTTCTTAAGACCATACCCAACACTCCTTTTGCTGCTCCTCTCGATAAGATCTTTGGACCTGAGATGGGTGAGATGTTTTCTGTTATCTTCCCAAGAGAAGCCCCAGCAGAACCCACGGTAGCGCCTACTCCACCTCAAGAACCAATGGAACAACCAATAAGACGTGCTGGCCTAGGCTCACGGTAAACCCATCTAGGCATTCCAAATAAACAATAAGGCTACCCAGCAATCCCGCTGGCCCCATCACAAGGAAGATATAATGTCTGAACTACTAACAATGCAATCCCCTAAGTCAGCAGGTTTTGTTGATCGAGGTTCAAACTATGACCGTAAACGTAAGCGTCTCCAACAAGAAGAACAAGAGATCGCTCGACTAGAAGCGGAGGCTAAAGGTGAAACCTTCGAAGAGGAATCCGATAGCGAGGGACTTGAGACAACCGAAGTACAGGCTGCGAGTAGTACCCAACAAGAAGAAGCCAACACTGAAGTTGAAGCACAAGAAGATGACTCTAACTTAACTGCTGAAGAAAAATCTTTTAAGAAACGCTATGGTGATCTCCGCCGTCATATGCAGCAAAAAGAAAAAGAGTGGGAAGACAAGTTTAGTTCCTTTGAAACTAGAATGCGCAAAGAGTCTATTGTTCCCCCTAAGTCAGACGAAGACATTGAAAAGTGGGCTAGAGAGTACCCTGACGTAGCTGGTATCGTTGAAACTATTGCCGCTAAGAAAGCCCAAGAGATGTTCAAGAAGGCTGAAGACAGATTGTCACAGCTAGACGAGATCCAGTATGAGGCAGAGCGCAAGACTGCTGAGGCTAAGATCAGTGAGTCGCACCCAGACTTTAGTAAGCTACGTGAATCGGACTCATTTCACCAGTGGGCTGAAGAGCAACCCAAGTGGGTACGAGATGCACTCTACGAGAATATGGATGACCCTGACTCAGTTGTTAGAGTTATTGATCTATACAAGATTGATACAGGTCATACAACACAAGACAAGAAAGCTAAAACAAAAGCAGCTGCTAAACCTATAGGCAGAGGCTCACGGACACAGGTTGATCCTTCAGAAGGTGGCTCAGTGATTAGAGAGTCAGACGTTAATAAGATGTCATCTGCAGAGTTTGAAGCCCGTGAAGAAGAGATTAGTAAGGCTATGCGAACAGGGAAATTCGTGTATGATCTTACTGGTAGTGCACGTTAGGTGTTGACAAACACTTTTACCTGCATATAACTAAGTACGTACAGTTTAAAGAGCCTCCTTTTGGACTACCTCTTTTCTTGTACAAACCTTCCCAAACCTTAAACTTAAACATAACGCCAAGAACACCTGTGTAAGTATAGGCCCGTTAGACTGATGGTTGGCCAACTGTCTTCCTAACGCACCCTAGAAAATGTACAGCCTCTTAGTATAGATGACTTAGGTTTTATTAACTGGAATCTCCACACATAACTCGACTCACATATATTAAGCACCTTGTGTGGGCTAATAGATTCTTACTTATCAAGCCAAACATTCTAGGAGAATTAAAATGGCATTCGCATCAGCGGGAGGTTATACCAACCTTCCAAACGGAAACTTCAGTTCCGTAATCTACTCGAAAAAAGTACAACTTGCTTTCCGCAAATCTACAGTTGTTGGTGACATCACTAACTCTGATTATTTTGGTGAGATTGCAAACCAAGGTGACACTGTTAAGATTATCAAAGAGCCAGAGGTAAGCGTATCTGCTTATGCACGTGGTACAACCATTGCTGCACAAGATTTGACCGATGCCGATTTCTCGTTAGTCGTTGATAAAGCTAACTATTTTGCCTTCAAGATGGACGACATCGAGGAAGCCCACTCCCATGTAAACTTCATGGACCTTGCTACCAACCGTGCGGCTTTCCGCTTGGCTGACCAGCATGACCAAGAAGTATTGGGTTACTTGTCTGGCTTCAAGCAGTCTGCTTTGCACACTAACGCTGACACTGTCAATGACACTGTTAACGGTACCAAGGCTGACACAACAGCTGGTTCTGACGAACTCTTGGCTGGCAACAAACTGTCACGCCCTGACTTCGGCAACATCACAACTGCTGGTGTAGCTGGTGACTCGATCCCAGTTGCTGCTCGTCTTCCAGGTGCAACAGCCCTGCCAACAGCATATGTCTCACCGACTATGTTGATTGCACGTATGGGTCGTTTGCTTGACCAGAAGAGCGTTGACAAGGCTGGCCGTTGGGTTGTTATTGACCCAGTCATGATGGAGATCCTGATGGACGAAGATTCACGTCTTCTGAATGCAGACTTCGGTGACTCTAACGGTTTGCGTAACGGTCTCGTCTTGAACAACTGGAACGGCTTCCGTGTTTATGTGTCCAACAACTTGCCATCCGTTGGCACAGGCGCATCAACAACAGGTACAGCTGCCCAGTCCACTAACTACGGTGCTATCGTAGCTGGTCATGATTCTGCTGTAGCAACTGCTGAGCAAATCAACAAGACTGAAACTTACCGTGACCCAGACTCCTTCGCTGACATCGTGCGTGGTATGCACCTTTACGGCAGAAAGATTCTGAGACCAGAAGCTCTGGTTACAGCTAAGTACAACTTGGCCTAAGATCTAAAGGTAGGGGCTGCTACGGTAGCCCCTTCCTACAAGATAGGTTCCTTTAAGCACTTAATCAAGTAAGTTCTTTAAAGAGTCTAGAAAATAGAAGCATGGAAGATACCCTATGTCCAACTACGTTGAACTGACTAACGAACTATTAAGAAGACTGAATGAAGTTCCTCTTGACGTAGCTGGGGACGGCTTTGATACTGTACGTAACGTACAAGCTGTAGCTAAAGATGCAGTCAATAGCAGCCTTAGAGAGGTTTATCAAGTTGGTATGGAGTGGCCTTTCCTTAAGACTACGTATACCCAAACCCTTACAGCTGGTACTAACGAGTACGCATTTCCTTCAGACTACTCACGGGTAGACTGGGAGACATTTTATATTAAGAAACTTTCTTCCCAGAATAACTCTCCTTCTCTCCTTAGAGTTATCTCTTACGAAGAGTACCTAAAAAACCACAGACCTCAGAATGACACAGGAACTCAAGCTACCCCTAGTCTTGTGTATCAGACCTTTGGAGAAAGCTTTGGCGTGACTCCTTCTCCAGATGCTGGTTACGAAGTAGAGTACGTGTACTGGCGGTCTCCTGCTTCTCTTACTTTGTATGACGATGTTTGCATTGTACCTGAAAGATTTAACCACGTAATTATTGATGGCGCTATGGCCTACATGATGTCTTTCCGTAGCAACGAGCAAAGTGCTGCAATGCACACCCAAAAGTTTGAACAAGGTTTGAGGCACATGAAGCGTATCTTGTTTGATGATGAGTTACGTTTGAGATCTATAGTAGTTGAAAGACGCTAATGGACAATCTTAGAACACACCTAACGGTTTGTCAGGGCGGTCTCATTACTAACGTTGACCCTCTCACACATGCGTCTGCCTTAGGTGGTAGTGCCCTCCGTATGATTAACTATGAGCCATCCTTGTCGGGTGGCTATAGACGTATCAGTGGGTTTCAGAATGACTACGGCACTGTACCTGGACAAGGAGCTGTTTTAGGTGTTCATGTAAACGGTAACATTGAGGACGGTATTTTTGCTTGCAGGAAAACAATTTCTGGGTATAACTACCTCCATGCTTGGAATAACTCGACTAGCTCGTGGGATACTGTAACTGCCGCAGGTACACCCTCTATGACGGATGTATCTCGTGTTAGGTTCTCTGACTACAACTGGTCTGGAGAGGTGCTACTTCTTACAGATGGTCAGAACCCAGCAGCAACTTATGACGGTACGACATACACTCAGATTACTAGTGCTCTGGCCCCCGCTGACCCCAAGTTTTCTGAAGAGTTTTCTTCTCACATCTTCTTGGCAGGTTCGTCAACAGAGCCTTACAACCTTTACTTTAGTGCCCCTTTGAATGCTACAGACTTTACACCAGCAAGTGGAGCTGGGGTTATTAACGTAGGGTTCGAGATCACAGCAATTAAGAAGTTTAGAAATACTCTTTATATCTTCGGAGCTAATAATATTAAGAGACTTATTGGTACGAGTATCTCTAACTTTGTCTTAGAAAATGTTACCTCTAACTTAGGTTGTGTTGCCCCTGACTCTGTGATAGAATTTGGTGGTGACCTACTATTCCTTGGACCTGATGGTATCCGGCCTATCTCTGGTACTGACAGAATTGGTGATGTTGAACTTGCTCCTGTATCAAAAGAAATACAAGACATCTTCGATAACTACTACCTTTCAGAAAACATCACAGACATTAGTATCGTAGTCATTAGAAAGAAATCACAGTTCAGGTTCTTCTTCAAGAACGATAGCTCACTGTCTCTTATTGGTGCTATACGTAAGTCTCAGAATAAGCAGAGTATCTTCGAGTACAGCCAGCTTATCGGCATTGAGGCTAACTGTGTTGCATCTGGTTACTTGGGCCAGTTTGAGCATGTAATACACGGGGATGGATCGGGTAAGGTCTATAGACAGGAGAGGGGTCAATCCTTTGCAGGGGAAGACATCTTCAGCTTATACCAGACACCTTACTTCTATATGGAAGATCCAGAGTTAAGAAAAAATATACACAAGGTAGACACCTACCTGAGGTCAGAGGGTAACACAGAAGTTTTTGTTGGTGTGTACTACGACTACGATGACATCCACTCCCTTAACCCAACAACATATACGTTCTCGACTGAAGGTGCTGCAGCTGTGTACGGTACTGCAATCTATGGTTCAGGTGACATATATGACGGCAACCCATCACCTAAAGCTTTGACTAACGTATCAGGCTCAGGGAAATCAGTATCAGTAAGTTACGTTACCAACAATCAAAATGCGAGTCATACAATTCAAGCCATTTCGATGACGTATGGTTTAGCAGACAGGAGATAGACCGTGGCAGGTTACACAAGACAATCTACAGCAGACATCATCCCTACAGCAACGGTACGTGCTGCCCCCCTTAACGCAGAGTATAATGCTCTACGTGATGCCTTTGCTGCATCTGGTGGTCACAAGCATGACGGTACAGCTGCTGAAGGTGAGTATGTTCCCCTTATTGCTGACCTTGACGCTAATAATAAAGTACAGGTAAATACAGGTGCTAACACTGTAGACTTCTACGTTGAAGTATCTGGTGTTCCAGTACAACAGATTAGTGTACGTGACGGTGTTATCCGCCCTATCACAGATAATGACATTGACCTTGGTGCTACAGGTGCTGAGTTTAAAGACTTGTACATTGATGGTATTGGCTACATTGATACCCTAGCTGTTCATGAGAATGCTACAGTAGCAGGTACGCTAAATGTAACTGGTGTTATTACTGCCCCTGCAGGTGTCGTAGCTAACATCACAGGTAACTTGACAGGTAATGTTACAGGCGACATTACTGGTGATCTGACTGGTGACGTTACTTCTACAGGTACATCTACCTTTGCAGATATTGATACTGTTGACCTTGCTGCCACAGGTACTACAGTTATTACATCTGGTGACATTAACTCCGGTACTATTGATAACTCTGTAATTGGTAGTGCAACTCCTGCCGCTGGTACATTCACAACACTCAACGCTAACACAAGCCTGACTGCAGCTACTGCCGACATTAATGGTGGTACTGTAGACGGTACTACTATTGGTGCGACTACTCCAAGCACAGGTGCATTTACTGCACTTAGTGCTACAGGTACATCAACACTTACTACAGTTGACATTAACGGTGGTAACATTGACGGTACTGTAATCGGTGCTGCAGGTACTGCCGCTGGTAGCTTTACTACTTTGTCTACATCTGGTCAGGGTACTTTTGCTACAGTAGATATTAACGGCGGTTCTATTGACGGTACAGCCATTGGTGCCTCTGGTGCATCCTCTGGTGCTTTCACTACTGTATCAGCCTCTAGTGGACTCACAGGTAACCTCACAGGTAATGTAACGGGTAACGTCACTGGTAACGTAACAGGTGCAATCACTGGGAATGTTACAGGTGATCTGACAGGTAACGTAATCTCTGCAGGTACATCCACATTCAACAACGTGACTATTGACGGTACGTTGAACATGAATGCTGGTACTACTGCTACCATTACTAACCTTACCTCACCTACTAATACTAACGATGCAGCCACTAAAGGTTATGTAGATACACAGGTAGCCAACCTTGTAGATTCAGCACCGGGTACACTTGATACTCTTAATGAGCTTGCTGCAGCATTAGGTGATGACGCAGACTTTAGCACTACAGTAACTGACAGCATTGCCACTAAGCTTCCTCTTGCTGGTGGTACAATGACTGGTGCTATTGCCATGTCTACCAATAAGATTACTGGTGCAGGTGATCCTACAGCGGCACAGGATGTAGCTACTAAAGCATATGTAGATACACAGCGTGATACTCGTGTAGCTAAGTCTGGTGATACTATGTCTGGTAACCTTGCAATGGGTTCCAATAAAGTTACAGGTCTTGCTGCACCTACAGATGCTAATGATGCTACCTCTAAAACGTATGTAGACGGTATTTTTGGTTCAGCTACTGCTGCCTCTGCTAGTGCCGCTGCAGCCGCTACATCTGAAAGCAATGCAGCTACCAGTGAGACTAATGCAGCTACTTCAGAAAGTAATGCTGCAACCAGTGAAGCCAATGCTGCCGCATCATACGATGACTTCGATGATCGTTACTTAGGTGCTAAAGCTTCTGCACCTACAGTAGACAATGATGGTGATGCACTTGTAATTGGTGCTTTGTACTTTAATAGCACAACTAACATTATGAACGTATATGGTTCTGGTGGATGGCAGTCTGCTGGTTCTGCTGTAAACGGTACATCTGATCGTGTAACTTACACTGCTTCCGCAGGTCAGACAGTCTTTGCTGCTACCTATGATACTGGCTATGTAGATGTGTACCTCAACGGGGTTAAACTTGTAGCTGGTACAGACTTTACTGCCACCAATGGTACAAGCATTACACTTGCTACAGGTGCAGCGGTAAATGATGTAGTAGACATTGTAGCTTACGGTACGTTTGTACTGGCAGATCACTACACTGAAGCACAGTCTGATGCTCGTTATGTTCAAGTAGCTGGCGACACTATGACGGGTGATCTATCCTTCGGTGACAACGACAAAGCCATCTTCGGCAATAAGCCTGACCTACAGATTTACCATGATGGGTCTAATAGCTACATTGATGAAGTTGGTGCGGGTGTATTAAAGATACGTTCCAATAGCAATGGCGTAGACTTTGAAAGCACGGGCGGCGAAACACTTGCACAGTTTGTTCCAAATGGCGCAGTAACCCTATACCACAACAACTCCCCCAAACTCGCCACCACCAGCACAGGTGTAGACATCACTGGGACTATCACCAGCGATGGGCTGACTGTGGATGCAAGCACTACAGTTATACAAAAGACAGGCGACAGCCCTACACTGCAATTTAAGGGTCACGCTGGCTCTCAAAACACAATAGGTGAAATTCAGTCAGGTCGTGCAGAGTTTTCAGGAACAAACTCATTCATGCGGTTTAAAACCAATGATGGCACATCTACTAAAGCACGTTTAAACATAGATGATAGCGGCGACATCAGCTTCTACGAGGACACAGGCACCACGCCAAAGTTCTTCTGGGATGCGAGTGCTGAGAACATTACAATAAATCATGAGGCTAGTAGCTTAAATGGTCTTGCAATTAAAAACGATACCTCAAGTGGAGCAACAACAGGAGCTGGACTGTCCCTCCACGCACATGATGGCACCTCTATAAATCAGATTGGCGGTATATTCGTAAGCAACTCAACATGGAGTTACGGAACATACTCACCTAAACAGCTTTCAATTACTGGTTCAAACAGCGGGGGTGTGCGACTTGCAACTGTAGTTGCGCCAATTACATTTCACACTGGTAATTCAAATGCGGGGCTTTCAACAGAACGTATGCGCATCGACAGCAGCGGTAACTTGCTGGTGGGTCAGTCTAGTACAACACAACCGGGGGTAGGGAATACTACAACAGGTTTTGGTATAAGAAATGATGGTCTGTTCTTTGCTAGTGCATACAATGGTCGCACGGGTACTTTCTCAAGGTCGGGTACTGATGGCCCTATTTTAGGATTTTACAAAGACGGCTCCAGTGTGGGGAGTATTGGGTCTGCTTCTAGTGGTGGCATTTTTGACATCTCGGGTGCAGCTAACGATGTTCGTATTACAGGCGGAAATGCTTCGTATTGGGTAACAAGTGGGTCATTTTATGCTGGAACCGCATCAACCCGTGATCTTGGTACAAACACATACAAATGGAAAGACGCCTACTTCAGCGGCACAGTCAACTCAGCCAACTTCAACACCACCTCAGACGCCACACTCAAGACAAACGTAGAGACGCTCACAGGCTCTCTGGATGCCGTTAAGTCCCTGCGTGGTGTCTCATTTGATTGGCTAGAGAATGGTAACTCAGAGGTCGGCGTAATCGCTCAGGAAGTGGAAGCTGTACTGCCGGATGTAGTCAGCACAAATGACCAAGGCATCAAGTCAGTTAAATACGGAAACATGGTGGCTCTCTTGATAGAAGCCATGAAGGAACAACAGGCTCAGATTGACGAGCTTAAAGCACAACTTAATAGCTAATAGTGGAAGGACACGAAGATGGCGATTAAAGTTAATGGTACTACGGTTATCAATGACAGCAGGGCGCTGAGTAACATTGCGTCTGTGGATGCGACTACAGCGGCGGCTATTGGTAATGCGGGTGTTGGTGGTGCATCAACACTTATTTCAGACTCTGTTAGTGTTGGAACAGGTGCTACATTTAGTGTATCTTTTTCCGGTAGTTACAGGGCATACAGACTAATCCTAAACGGTATTAACTCTAACACCAATTTTCAGATCCTACGCTGGCGTTTTACAGACGCCTCTGGCACCCCAATAACTACGTCTCAGACTTATCCTGTGCAGTATACTAACAAAGTTACAAATACTTACATTAAGTATGACTATATGGGGATAGACGAATATTATCATCAATATGGCAATGATAGCGCATATATCGACATGTACATATATAACCCTAACAGTACTACTGAAGTTACTCATGCAAGAGGCTCTTATTGGTTTACGATGGATTCTTACAATCAGGGTAATTTTACTGCGCAGGTGGGGATTCATCAGTACGGCGTTGGCGCAAATAACAGTATATATTTCTACCACCAGCAGGGTGGCAATTTCTCTGGTGGTACATATTCTTTATGGGGGATCAACTAATGCCTATGATTTCAAGAGATGGTGTAATGATAGAGATTACACAAGCCGAATTGGACGCTATGCTCTATAGCCCTCCAGCAACAGAAGAGGAAGTTCGCAATAAGCGTGATAACCTCATAGCAGCAACAGACGTATGGGCGCTATCAGACCGCACAATGACCGCAGAGCAGACAGCATACCGCCAAGCACTGCGTGACATCACAGATCAGGCTGGCTTTCCAACCGACATTACATGGCCCACTAAACCAGAATGAAAAACATACCTATAGATAAACAAGCACACTTCCTAGCAGGTGCCGCAATAGCTTCTACTGTGTGCTTGTACTCTACACCAGTACTTGCTATAATAGCTTGTGTCGTAGCTGCTGTGGGTAAGGAACTATATGACGCCACTGGGCGAGGCACACCAGATGTATGGGACGCCGTAGTAACAATCTTAGGTGGTACAGTTGTACTGCCATACATCTTATTAAGTTAGAGGAAACTGACGCATGACTAGAGCAAGAGACTTAGCCGATAGTGCCGATAAGGACATTGTAGGCACACTTACATTAGATGGTCTGGATGTAGCTGGCAACGTGTCAGTCGATGGCGGCACAATAAAGCTGGACGGGAATTATCCTGTTGGGTCAGACAACGTGGCGTTGGGTGATGCTGCGTTGGATGCTCTAACTGGAGGATCATATAACACGGCCATTGGGTCTAGCGCACTGACTGAAAACACCTCAGGTGATTTAAATGTGGCTTTGGGTAGCGGGTCTCTTGGTGGAAACACAACGGGGTCAAATAATTCAGGCATAGGTACTGGTGCTTTAGTGGCAAACACAACTGGCAGTTACAACACAGCCGTTGGTCGTCAGTCTTTACTCTCCAACACCACCGCAAGCAACAACACCGCTGTGGGGTATCAGGCTGGGTATACGAACTCAACCGGATCAAACACTACTGCAATAGGTTCTGAGGCATTAAAAGTTAGTACAGGATCAGGGAATACGGCTGTTGGTAGACAGGCATATGTTACTAACACGACTGGCTATGAAAATGTAGGGGTTGGTTATCTTGCTGGGTATCTTAATACTTCAGCAATTCGTGGAGTTGCGGTGGGCGTTGCTGCATTACGGTCTAATACGTCAGGTAATTATAACGTATCGGTAGGCTATGCTTCGTTATTCGGTAACACTACAGGTGCAAATAATGTAGCTATTGGTACTTCAGCATTAGAAAACAACACCACCGCCAGCTACAACACAGCGGTTGGGCATCAGGCTGGGTTTAGTAATACTACAGCAAGCGACAACACGGCAGTTGGGTATCAATCATTATACTCTAACACTACTGGCTTTTACAATGTCGCAATGGGCGGTCGCAATTCGGTCAACAACACACCGTTAGGGTTAAACACTACTGGCGCTTACAACATTGCCTACGGTAATGGCGCTTTGGGCAAGAACACCACCGCTTCTTTCAGCTCGGCTGTGGGTTATGAAGCCCTGTTCAGCAATACAACAGGCCAGTATAACACTGCGCTGGGGATGCAATCGTTAAATCAAAACACCACCGCATCTAACAACACTGCGGTGGGGTATCAAGCCGCCTACAACTCTACGGGAGGTTCTATAGTTGCTGCTGGTTATCAAGCTTTGTATAGCCAAACGTCTCAAAACGGTGACGTTGCTGTTGGTGTTCAGGCAGGATATAACCACAACTTGGGTTATTATTTAACTGCGGTTGGTCATCAGGCAGCTTATAGTAACACCACTGGTATAAGTACTACCGCATTAGGCGCACTTGCCCTCTACAACAACACCACCGCCAGCAACAACACGGCTGTGGGGTATCAGGCAGCTTACTCTACAACAACAGGCACACAAAACGTAGTGATGGGCCGTGGTGCTATGCACTCTAATAGCACAGGGAGTTACAATGTTGGTCTGGGCTATGAGGCTTTAGTCAACAACACCACCGCCAGCAACGCAACTGCTGTTGGGTATCAGGCTTTGTATAGCAACACAATTGGCGTAAACACTGCCGTGGGTTCATCGGCTCTGTATAGCAATACCACGGGTGTAAACGATGCTTTTGCTCGTAATGCATTAAACAAAAACACAACAGGCACTATGAATACCGCTGTGGGGAATGGCTCTCTTTATGACAACACGACGGGTAGCAATAATACCGCTGTTGGGCGTGAGGCTTTAGCGAACAACACCACCGCCAGCAACAACACTGCTGTGGGGTATCAGGCTGGGTACAATAATACTACTGGTCAATATAATCACTACTTAGGTTATCAAGCGGGGTACACAAACTCTACGCAAGAGAGAAACGTTGGTATCGGTCATGTCGCTTTGTATTACAACACAGGTAACAACAACACTGCGGTTGGTCACGGCGCACTAAACACGCAAAGTGGCGCTGGTGAAAATACCGCTATTGGTAGCTCCTCTATGTCATCAAATACGACAGGTGGCAACAACACAGCCTTGGGATATAGCTCATTGTTCTCCAACACCACCGCCAACAACAACACTGCCGTTGGGTATCAGGCGGGGTATAGTAATACTACGGGCAATGTAAACACAGCCGTGGGCTATAGTGCTTTGTACACAAACACGACAGGTTATGAGAATACTGCGGTTGGGCCAAATTCTTTAAAGGCCGCCACAACAGGTTTGTATAATTCGGCGTTTGGTTCGGGTGCTTTGCGGTTTCATACTACGGGTAGCTATAATACAGCGGTAGGTCGTTACGCAGGCTATAATATAACCACAGGCTCAAAAAATACCATCCTTGGCTGTTACAACGGCAACCAAGGCGGCCTAGACATCCGCACCTCAAGCAACAACATCGTGCTGTCGGATGGGGATGGTAATCCTAGAGGTTATTACTCGCAAGGAAGTTTAACTTGGTTTTTGCCACCTGTTGCAAGCAAAACAACGGCAGCAAGTGCAAATGTTCAAATATCAAGCACAAGTGGGGCTTTATTTAGATCAACTTCATCATTGCGCTATAAAAACACAATTAATGACGCCACTCATGGTTTAACTGAATTACTTACGCTTCGTCCCGTCACCTACAAAGGCAACAACGATGGAGATACAGTATTTGGCGGCTTGATTGCAGAGGAAGTGCATGACTCTGGCTTAACTGAATTTGTTGAATATGATGACCAAGACAGGCCAGACGCCTTACGTTATGCAAATATGGTATCACTCTGCATCAAAGCAATCCAAGAACAGCAAGAAACTATAACTGCACTAGAGGCACGGATCACTGCCCTAGAAAACGCTTAATCGTAACCAGTCAGAAAAGGAGAAAGACATGACTGATACACCAACTGCGGAACTGTACGAACTAGCTCATCAGATGTTTGAATACAATGATGGTGATCTTGTTCGCAAGGTACAGAGCCGCCGTGGTAAAGTCGGCATGTCTGCTATCTATAAGTCTGGCAGGTACGCAAAGACACGGATCAAAGGAAAGCAATACCAAGCGCATCGCATCGTATTCTTGATGAACAAAGGCTATTTGCCAGAGATCATTGACCATATTGATGGTAATGCTTTTAACAACCGTATTGAGAATTTGC